CTATCTGACGTACGGCACAGCGAACCCCTCGCGGAGCATCACGGCGCCGATGTCGAGCTCGGCTTCGGTTCGGACGGTCGCAAGGTATCTCCCGAACGAGTCCGGGTCGGGTTTGGTGTGAAGTAGCACCGGCTCACCGGGCGGTATCAGTTCTGTCAGCCTCGCTTTTGCGGCCAGCCCTGCCTCCCTGCTCTCCGCGCGATTGGTCTCCGGCGTGTCGATGCCGAGGATGCGGATGGTGCGGAATGCGTAGTCGTTGAGGCCCACCGAGAGCAGCACACGGAAGGTATCGCCGTCCACGATGAACTGCACGACGCCTTCGTAGGGTCCATATTCGCACTCAAGTGTTGGGGGCCAGTCGAAGAAGTCGGTTGGCCCTTTCTGTCCACGGGTGCTCATGACTTCGTAACCTCCGGCCCCGGTGGCGTTGGCGTCGATCGGTCCGTGATCGTGGCCGCTTCACCGCCCTCGTTCAGCAACCGGCGGCATGCTTCACCGGGGATCCAGACGGTGTGTGGGTAACCACGGCCCCAACTGTTGAGTAGTGGGATGGCACCGAGGCTCTTGGTCACCCCGCCGGTCGTGCCAACCGTGAGCGTCTGAATGACTGTCTGCGGGTCGGTCGCCCACCGGTTCTCGCTGATGCCCTCACCGAGCGATTCCGGCGCGCCCTTGCCGAACGCGCCGCGTCGATGGCCCCGCTTGCGGAGAATATCGAGGGCGGCTCGAACCGTCGTGCCACCCCGGTCCCCGGGGTTGGTGTTGGCCAAGCCGTCGATCTTCTTGGCCTCCTCCCAGATCCAGGGCGCATCATAGCGATAGCGGTTAAGTAGGCTCATCATCCGCGAGGACGAAAAGCCGACGCATGCCCCACCGTAGGGGCTCTGGTTGTAGAGGGACCACCACGCATCGGGGTCAAGGACGCCATAGGGCTTGGCGCAGATGGCGTGACCGCCGCGCACAGTGCCCCAGCTGGCCTCCCGTCCGATCCACCACCGACCACTCGCGTCCTTGGTGGGATGGTCGAAGGCGGTATACCAGCGGACGCCGAACACGACTGGTGTCGGAGTAGTGGGGAGCGTCTCCGGGGTCAGTTCATAGAGCTCGACATGGTTCCAGTCGGTTGGTTCCTCGCGACCTAATGGGCGGTCGTTTTCAACGGTCATGCGCGTTCCTTTCGATTCCGGCCTAGGGCATAGGTGCTTAGACGACGGGTGTGGCTTCGGTTAAGGTCTCGTTGCCGTCCTCTCGCGAGAACCCGGCGGTAAGGTACTGCGCCTTGTTCGCTTTCCAATCGGACTGGCTGACCTGTTTGGTCTCGCCGGTTGTCACGTTGGTGATGGTGTGCATCTTGGTCTGTCCGGCACCCTTGCCGTGCGCGGCACCGCTCTTGCCGTGTGTCTTCTCGGTCATGGTGATGTTTCTCCTTGATTGATTGCGTAACTGCCGGAATCGAAAGGAACCCACGATCATGCTGGAATGTCCCGTTTGTCCACCCAGCGAAAGTCAGCGCGCTTCGTGATGTCTGGTAAGAAAAGTACCCACGCGACATCTCCCGGCACACCGAACGTGATCCAATGCGCGCCGGGTGGTGACTCCCACCACTCAAGCGCCGGCTGGAGCGTCCCTTCCTTCTCTGCACGCGCAAGCCACAGGGCAGCGACGGCACCAGCCGGATCGAATGCATAAGCCGTGACGCCGCCGTCCGGCATGAAGCGCCGCAGCTTGCCCCATGCCTTTGCTGCGTACTCCTTGCGGAAGCTATACGGCCACGTTGTCACCGGGGCAGGCGGTTCGGGTGGAGTCGGCGGTGAGATACCGCCAACTTGCAACTTCTTCGCTTCGAGTCGAACTGCCTCTACCCAGGCGTTGTGATAGCCCCCACCCCATGGCCAGTCGGCGCCAGCACAACTCGTCGGCGCGAAGCGGTCATGCGTCGCATCGACGCGTATACCGCCAAGCGCATCGTTATAGGGCCACCGGTCGTACTTGATCTTTTCCTTACTGATGACCACGGCGTAGACCTTGGCAGAGAGGTCCGTCTGTGCGTCGGTAAAGCCCTGCCCGTCAACGTTGCAGTGCTCGGTCGAGAACCCGCATTTATTGACCCCACCGGCCCCAAGCTTCTGAACAATCTGGACGCCAATACCCTTGAGGCTCGTCGTCGGACCCGACGCCCACGGCGTCATCCCTGAGCCTTCCATCGGGTCGGTGCTCCACGGGTCAAGGAGCAGGTAGCCCTTGCCGGACCGATCGATCACCGCATCGGTGGCGGCATCGTTTGCACGAGCTCCACCGGCACTAAACAGGTTGTAGATGGCGTCGCGGTCGTCGTGCCCGGCGGTGTGGTGGCAGACGGTGATCGCCATCCCTTTTGATCGATCACCAAGCGCGTCCCAGCCGTTGCCGGAATCGTTCTTCTTGAGAATGCGTCGGTCGAACCCGTTGGGCCACGGGTGGGGACCGAAGTTGTAAGCAGGACCAGGCACAGGCGTAATCCCTCCAAGCAGGCGATTGATCCAGTTCACGACTTGCAAGGTGTACGCAGCGAGCGACGCTGGAGACTCGCCGGGCGGTGGCTCCGCTTGGGGGCCCCAGACGTACATGCGGACCAGCGCCGCGACCGTGTCGGTGTCGGAGTAGGGGTGGTCACTCAGGCGGGCGGCGTATTCGGCAAACGCAGCAGGCCAGTTCGAGAACCACTGCAACTTACGCCCTTGGCTGGTCAGGGTATAGGTTGCTTTGCTCCCCGCCCGGACCATCAGCCCAAGCGGGTTGTGCGCTTCTTGCGCGGTGGCGTCCCGCCCGAACGTCGATTCTTTTTCCGCCTGGACCAGCGCCAACGCCGTGTATGGCCCCGCCGCCGCGTGACAACCCGGCAGGTCGGTGATGGGGGAGGCGAGACGCTCGGCCTCTGCCTGATAGGTCGAGAGTGGGACGGCGGGGATGGTGCGCCACGGGGTTTGCGGCGTGATGGTTCCTTTGACCGGCTCCGGCGTTGGCGACACGGGAACGATGCGCCGTGCCCCTCGGTAGAGCGGCTTGAAATAGTTGCTGAATGGGTCAGAGACAACGACACCTTTGTCCGGGTTGAGGGCGTTGACCATCTTCCCCGGCGCGACGTAGAGGCCTACGTGGGAGATGGCGTTACCCTCGCGGACCTCACTCCCATTCATCGTGTCGTAGCAGAGCACGTCGCCTGGTTGCAGGTTGCTCTCTGTGACCGCCACACCAGAGCGCGCCTGGACGTGCGAGTCGCGGCTGATGGTGAGCCCAGCACCTGCCTTCATTGAGTAGTGGACGAGGCCGCTACAGTCATACGTGTCTGGCCCCGCCGTCGCCCAGACGTACGGCTTACCGACCTGCTGGAGCGCGATGTCCACGACGGCCTGCCCGGTCACCTACTCACCCTGCCCCGGCATCGGCTGGGACGCGGCGTACTGTGCCTTTGCCCTTGCGAGCGCTGCTTCGGGGTCTGGCAGTCCAACATCGGCAAAGACGTTGCCGCTACTCACCTCGAACTCTGCCCCGGCATCGGATTGCTCGTGGGCGCCACCCCTGGCGGGAGTGTCGGCTGTGGCGTGCTCATCGAGACATGCGGCGTCAGCATCATCTCCTGCTCGGGGTCCGGGGTCATCGTGGGATAGGGCGTCATCGTCGCGATGAGCACGATGGCCAGCCCCGGTGTCGGAGTGAGCGCCGCGGAGACTATCGGGGACGGCCAGGAGACGAGAGTCGAGGGCGCCATAGGCGGGGATGCGGTCGAGGCTCCCCCCAACCACGCTAGCGCGAGAATCAGCCCGACCGCGAAGCCGATAGCTGTTCCGAGGATCAGCGCATTCGTCGGTCGCATCCATGCCGCCTCCATGTGCTGCTAGGTTTACCAGTACAGACATAACTCCGACCCGAGTATACCGCACTCCTAACTCACCAAAATGAGATTGACCGCCACGACGACCAGCGAGACGAAGATGGCCGCGCCGATAGCCCAGATACCGCCGCTAATCTCCGCCCGCCCCGTCTGCGTGCTGCGCCAGGAAATCAGCGGGTCAAGCTTCTTGTCGATGTCCTCTCGCATCATGCTCAGCCGCTTATCCACATCTCCCCGCAGCAAATCAATCACCGTATCGGTCGCGTGGGCGCGCTGCTCGAGCATGTCACGACGCACGTAGTCGATACGCTCCTGCTGGATCTGACTTTTGAAGTTGTTGGACTCCTCGGCTCGCTCAGTCACCGTGAGTTCGAACTTATCCATCGCCCGCTCGTTCTGCATACGCTCTTTATCGTGCGCCACTCGGGCTTCTTCCATGCGAGTCAAGAATGATCTTTCGAGCGCATCGGTCACGAGCGTGCGCTCGTGACGCAACGTCTCAATCCGCTCAATCAACCCATTGTGCAGCAACGCCCGTGAGCTAATAATCTCCCCGAGTCGCTGGTCAACGAGCGCAGACAATGAGTCATTCGACGTCTGCGCCTTTTCCCCGGCGGCGACAGTACGCCGCTCGACTTCAGCGATTCGCAGGAATGACGCTTCCCGAATGGCCAGCATCTGCTCACGGAGAACGGCGATCTCTGTGGCGACCCGCGCCCCGGTAACGTCCGCCGCCCGCGAGCGGTCAGTGTTGAGGCCCTCCATCGTGCTTGCCAAAAGTTCTTGGTGTGGCGGTGTCTGTCGTTCACTCATGTCGCTATCTCCGGCATTCGTTGGTATACTTCAATGAACGCAAAGTGCCGGGCGGCGCTGAGAACGCCCCCGGCTTGGCACCCCGAATCGACCTGTAAGGAGGTCCCCCGAGATGCCCGACAACCGTACCACGTGCTGCGACTGCGGGGTGTCGATATCCCCGACTTCTGTGCGATGCGTGCCATGTGAGCACAATCATCGCCGCAGCGTCGACTGTTGGCGTGTTCGATGGGTTGTTGAAGACCACGGGTACGTGTCTCCGTGCTGGATATGGCAGGGTGCGAAAGCGCGGGGTTATGGGCAGGTGAGCCTGAGTGGTGTAGGGACCTACGCGCACTGAATTGCCTACGAACGAGCGATAGGGCCGATTCCCGACGGTCTGAGTATTGACCATCTGTGTCGTGTGCCTGCGTGCGTCAACCCGGAGCACCTGGAAGCGGTGACGAACCGTGAGAATGCGATGCGCGGTATGTCTCCGTCGATAGTGGCGCATCGCACGAATATCTGCATAAAGGGTCACGCGATGACCGACGACAATACGTACGTGCAGCCGGGTGGGCGGCGAAAGTGTCGTATCTGCAGAAGGGCGACAAGGGCGAGATATCTGGCACAACGTTCTCTCACGTAGGCTCTGTGCCGATTCATAAAAATCCATGGTCCCCCTGTGTCCTTCTACTGTGCCTTCCGCGCCATCGCCAGTACCAACTCTTCTAGCGGTGTTCGCACCGGCTTGAGTGCCAGGGCAGCCGCCGCTTTCATCACATCGTCGCCGGTCGGTTCTTCGTCGTCACGTCCCGCCGGTAGTCGAGCGTCTTCGCCCAGTCCATAAACGTCCGCTGGACCGTGCAGACAGGACAGACAGCCTCCACTCGCTTGATTCCGCCTTCCTCGGCGAAACCTCGGATGGCGGATAAATCGGCAAGTTCAAACTGGATCACCGACCGGCAAAAGGGACACAAAAAATGCCCAAGCCAGTCGGGAGGATTCGCCGTGCTTCCGCCGTTACGAATGATCTTCATCACTTACCTCTCCAGCCGCGATCGCGACAATCTGCGTTCCGTCAATCAGTGCATGCGTCGTACCAATAGCCCCGCCAGTCAATCCTACCCGCCGCTCGATCAGGCGCAACGTAGCGGAATGGTCCTCACGTAGCTCTTCTATCTGTCGCCCCAGTTCGCGGTCCCGTGCGGATAGACCCACCAGCTCACGGCGTTCGCGATCGGTCAGCTCAGCGATCATGAGAACAACCCCAGGTTCTTGAGGCCAGAACGGAGATCGTTGGCAAGAGTGATCACCGTCGCCAGGTCGCTCGCAGCCGCTGCCGAAGCGCGGCGCGTGGTAGCCGCAACGCCGAAGAAGCCGGCGTTTCCCCCGGTGTGACTGAGCGTACCGGTGACGGTGAGCGTGCCCGACACGGTGCCGCCGCTCGACGAGAGATAGGAGCGATCGAGTTTGTTCGGTGTAATTGCAGAGCCAGCGATCTGGGAGGTGCCGACCGCACCGCTAACGATATGGCCGGTGTTGACAGAAGCGCCATCGAGCTTGGATCCCGTAACCGATCCAGCGGCAATCTTGCTGGTGTCAACCGCCCCGGTGGCCAGTTGGGCGTTGCCGACGGAGCCACTGGCGATCTTGCTTGCCGTAACCGCGCCACTCACGATATGGCCGTTGCCGACTGCGCCAGGGGCAAGCTCTGATCCGGTGATCGCGTTCGCCACGATGTGCGAGGCAGTAATCACATTCGCTGCGATCTTGGAGCCCGTAACGGCGCTCCCAACGATGTGCCCGTTGCCGACTGCGCCCGGCGCCAGCTCGGAACCGGTAATCGAGTCCGCGACAATGTGCGACGCGGTAATCACATTCGCCGCGATTTTGCTTCCCGTAACGGAGCTGGAGACGAGGTGCTCTGTGCTGACGCGGCCAACCGCCTGCTCGCTGTCCCAGGTATAGCGCCCGGCTCGCAGCACCGATCCGTCATCACGAATGTCGAGGCCGGCAATGATGTGACCACGTATGCTCTTGCCGCCTACCGATGGCATCGCCAGATGATGGGTTTCGATCTGCCCGCGCTCACCCCGCCCGGTCGCCACATGCACCGGGATCCACTCGCCGACCGACGGTGGTGCTCCGGCGGCGCGTGGCATCCATCGTCCGGTGCCGCTGCTATCTTCGGGTCGTCGGACACGAACCGACGTTGAGTCGCTGGAGATGGAATCGACGATGCCGACGTAGCCGGTGGCCGCGTCGATCTCGGCAACCTGAGCGCGTCGCATCTGGTCGACGAGCGCCCCGCTCTTGGAGAGCAGATCGTCCGATCGTCCGTTCCGTCGCTCTTGCCCCCGCTCCCGTCCCGACTCAGCCATTGAGCGCCCTCCGGTGTGCCGTTTCCTCAGCCTCGTCGGTTTCCTCATGCCACGACTCCACGCGCCGCAAGTCATGAGTCATCGTGCCGCCCGGTGCGAGGGACATCGACCAGGAGGTTCGGTAGTACTTGCCCCAGCCGCTCGGGATCGGTACGTCGTCAGATCGGGTCAGTCGCAGGAGCACGGTATCGCGCTTGTCGGGAATGTTCGTCGGGATCGTCTTCAGCTTGAGCTGACGATCCCACGTCTCGCCATCATCGAGCATGTGATCAGCGATGATCGTCGCAGCCTCAATATCGGCGAGAGCAGGTCGCTCAACGATCTTGACGATGGTCCGCCGCATGTTCGGGATCGAGACCGGCGAAGCCGACCGATAGTTGGATCGCACGACCGCCAGCGGTGGAAGCTTCGTGTCGTTGCGCCGCACCACCACTCGGTTACAGAGGTTGGGTTGTTTGATGTCACTCGCCAGCGGCGGGATCACAACCGAACCGGGACCGCCGGCAAAGATGTCCACATGTGCCAGGTTGCGAATCGTGTGCATCGGAGATGCGTACAACTGACCGTGCTGGTTCGCGGCGAGCGGAAAGTAGCCGAGGGCTGCGAGTAGATCATTGGCGATCTTGAGCTTGGTGGTCCCGGCGTTCCATGTCATCTCCGCTGGGAGGCGTTTCGTCGAGTGCGCAATGGTCGGGTCAGGCAGCCCGTGCAGCCCGCTCCTAATGACGCGCCGAATCTCATCGGTGTAGCGCGCACTCACCGGTGAGGTCCAGGTCGACGTGACGCCCTCCTGCGAAAGTGCCCAGGTGGTGTCGTATCCAGAGAAAGAGAGGATGCTCTGGTCCGGCCATATCTCTTCGCCTGGTGGCTCCACGGAGAAGAGACCGACCGATTCCTCCTCCTCGCGTCCACCGGAGTAGCGCCGCTTGACCGTGACGAGTAGCCAGTCGGAATAGGCGGAGATCAGCGGCGCACTCTCCTCGCCCCGCTCCCGCTTCGGCACCCACCAGTTACTGATGGGCCGCTCTCGCACCCGATCGCGCAGTTGCAGCCGAATCGATCCCGGCACGGCACGGTCGAGGTTGACCGCCAGCTCGCCGCCCGTCACGTACTCGCTCAGTTCGACCAAGGGGAGTCCATGGATATTGGCAATCCATAACCCTGCCGCGACCGAGATGAGGCCACGCGGTGTGGGGCGCGCCACGATCTTGACCGGATCGAATCGAGAGAAGAGCCGCCCCTCGCCCGCGACATCGCTACTTAGGTCACGAACCAGCCGCAGGTTCGTCGCGCCGAGGACTGCCGTGCCGATCAGGTTGGCATTGAGCGTGAAGGTTCCGCCTAGTGTCGGGCCTCCGAGCGTGGCATCCGCGACGATGCTTGCCGCGATGCCGGTATAGAGACCGATGTACCCGGCCACCGATGTCGTACTGATGATCTGCGCGGTGAGTGGGTGGCCGCCGACCAGACCGGCGACAACCTGCGCCTGGGCCACGATATTGGCGGTGATCGGGTTGCTTCCTGATGTCGGGAAGGCCACCCAACCGAGTTGATAGTTGCCGGTGTTGCCGCTGACGTAACCGAGGGTGAAGCCGTCCGCGGTTGGCGTGATCGTGCCACTCGATAAGATCGGAGCGCCCGAGGCGTGATTGATGTTCGGCGCGGCGAGCGTACTCAGGATGCGCGCATAGGAGGCCGAGGTCGCCTGCGCGTTGAGATCGACAATGCCCTGATAAACCTGAGCCGCAGGGATCGCTGTGGTGGCCGCGCCGATGCCGAAGACCGCACCTGATGCCCCCACGGTTCCCGGCGTTACGGTGTTATTCAACCCGACCAGCACACCGGACGGGCGGAACGTCAGGCCGGTGACGCTATCGGCGGTATCGGGCGTCGCCGCCAGGACGCCAGCGGCAATATCCGCCGTCGTACAGCGCAGCGCCAGACCGCATGTAAACTCCGCGGTCGACGCCGCGGCGGTATCCCACAGCCAGGTGATCTGTCCGGTGCCCCAGGCGGAGACGTGACCGCGCCCACGATCGGTTCCGGCGGTGACCCGCGAGTAGGCGTTGCTAAATGTGCGATCGGTCACCGTCGAGGTTGACGGGTTGGATGATTCGGCCTCAGCCCAGCGCGCACCACTGAAGGTGTCGACACCGAAGCCGAGTAAGCCGCGTGATAAAGCTGCCGCCGTGGGGACGTTGGCTAGAATCAACGCATGCGGATCGAAGCCAGGTGTCGTGATGGTCTGGGTCGATCCCGCCGTAGTCGAAGCGGCACTCCAATCCACGGCGACGGCTGAAAGATCGTCGCCACCTAACGCCAGATAGTGGAGTAGGAGGCCAGTCGTCGGCCCGGTGCCCCAGGTCAGGGTAAAGGCGTTGCCACTGAAGGCGACCGACGCCCGAAGTGACCCAAACTTCGTATAGGTGGCGATGATATCAGTCGTTGAGCGACTTACCGCCGCCGCACCGCCGGAGACACCGGCGTCGTGAAAGCTGAATGCGCTGCGCTGCTGAACCCCGGTCGAGGCGTTCGCGGCAGAGGCAAAGCCGATGCACATGCCGACGTCACGCGAGGCAGTCGAGTCCGCCGTCTGGAACGTGGTCCAGAGGATCAGCCCCTTGATCGGGAAGCCGACGTCAATCGTCTGCGTCGCACCGTTGCCCGAGGTTGTGCTGGTGACCTGCCCGGCGCGTGTCAGCACGTCGTCTCAGCCCTCAGTAACCGCATACCAACCTTCATGGCAGACGTTATCATCCCTCCGCGATCGTGAGTACGCCGGCAGCGAAACTAGGTGCCACGTCACCGGCATTGACAGTCCGGCTCGCACCAAGAATGTCGTTGTAGAGCATGTTGCCACCGGTCGCGGCGTCATAGATCGCAACATGGGTGATCGTGCCCCAGTTCGCGCTTGGATTCGGGAACGTGATCGGGTTGACGTTCGTGATCCGCATCCGCCCCGCTCCATCATCCGACGGTGCGCTCCACTGCGCGTCCGCGACGGCGATCTGGACGCGAGCGTAGCCGCTGCCAGTTGTGGCGACTTCTGCCCCCGCCGCCTCCGGGTCGGCGGTATGTAGCGCGATGTAGACGCTCGTCGGCTTGGTCGGCATCGTGGCCGTTCGAAAGTAATAGTTGAGGACTGCCGTCTCGGCGTAGTCTGATTTCCCTGCCATGGCTTACCCTTCCTTTCCTTCACGGTAGCTGGTCGCTTCGATGGTGAGACTGACGCCGTAACCATCGTTCTTGTTGTCGTGGGTGACGTCGAGGTCTTTGATAATCCCGAAGATACGATCGCCACGCGGCGTACGCAGACAGACCGTCTCGTTACGCGGCGCGGATCCGAGTCCCTCTCGCTGCGCATCGAGGTAGATCGCCATCAACTGATCGAGTGTCGTCTTTGGAGTCGGTGCGTCCGGAATCGGAATGAGGCGCGTCGCGAGACGGATCTCCCTGCCCCCGCTCGCATGGGCAATCGCAGTCGGGCTCGGGTTATTCCAGGTCTGCACGAAGGTGACCCGTGGCGAGTACGAGATGCTGCGGCTGTCGTAATACGGCAGCTGGACGCGCCCTCGCGTCGGGTCATCTGCCAGGTTGATGACGGTCGCCGACAGATTGATCGTCACCGTGAACTCGGCGACTGCACTGGCGCGAATGTCGGTCCCCTGAATCATCTCCCACCAAAGTCGGTAGAGATACGGTTGGCCGGAGCGCGGGTGGTAATCCTGGAAGCGCGTCTGGATGATGCTCGTGAAGTTCGCAACCTCCTTGCGTGTTTCCGGTCGCCCCTCCTCTTCACGGGTGACGACGTAGCGCATGAAGTCTGACGTCGTGACAATCGGCTGATCCCAGGTTCCCTGCACCACGCTCGCTCGGTTGCCATCGAGATCGAGCGCAAACTCGCCAAACACCGCGTTCGCCAGCGTTGCCGGCGTCGGGTAGTCCACCCGGAATCGCCGCACCGCGCTCTGACCGGCGATTCCGTTGCTCGCCGTTACCTCAACGATGACGTCGTAATCGGTGTCGTCGTGCAGGTAGCCCGCCGGGATGACATGGCTGGTCGCTGTAGCGGAAAAGACATCGCGGCTGGTGTAGGCCAGGGTGGTGGTATTGCGCAGATAGACGAGCACCCGGAACTTTGTCTTCGTCAGACCAGCCGGGACGGTTGGGATCGTCGATGTCCAAGTCACGGTGATCTGGTTGCTCGCGATCGTCGCGTCCTGCGCCGGAGCGGTCAGTGTGACAATCGGTGAGTCGATATAGACGAAGCTTTCGGCTTTCGACCACGGGCCGGCGATCGTCCCGTCGTTACCACGCGCCCGGATCAGATACTGTCCGTAGCTCCCGGCGGGCACATGCGTCGTCGTGAGCGACAGCCGCCAGAGTTTCGTCGCCGCATCGTACTCAGTTGTCGTTGCCGTCACCACGCTCAGGTCGGGTCGCGTAATCTCTACCTCACCGAATAGACCGGTGGCGATGGTGTCGTCGGGGTCGGTCAACTCGAAGCGCACATCGGGTCGTGCACCGGTCGGGCGGTTCCCCCGTGGCGTGAGATTCACCGGCGTATTCGGTCGTGCGTTGAAACGAGCGCGGAATCCAGCACTCGGGGCATAGGGGCCGATGGCACCAGCGGTGTCGCGGCTCCGCGACTTGAAGCGGATGTCCATGCCGGGGTCGATGGCGACGAATCCCGTTTGCGCCCAAGTGACCGACCATGCCGCACCGGGAGCGATGCTCTTGGTAATCAACGGCGATGGACCACGAATGATAATCTCACGACTACCGCGTCGCTGGACGGCGATAATCTGGACCGCATTGGCGCTGAGGCCTCCGGCGTGTGCGTAGACACCGCCGAGGTCGGGTGTGTAGGTCTGGTGGATCGCCGTCTGATCGGTCGTCCCGTTGACGGTGGTGAGCGTGGTACCGCCAGCAGACTGGACGGTGACTGTGACCCAACTTGTCCAGTCAGACCAGGCGTGGAAGTGGTCATACGTTCGTACGCGCCAGGTCAGGGTGTCGTTGGCGTTGAGCATTGACCCCTCATAGGACCGAGCGAAGGCATTGCTCGCTCGCTCCTCTGGCGTTGCCGCGTAAGCCCGGTCCCAGATCAGGGTTGTGCCACGGAGCACCTGGAGGTGATAGCCCCGCAGGTAATCACCCAGACCGCTGTTCGGGTCGCTGAAGGTGCCGGAGAAGATCGTCGGTGTCGACACCGGAATAATCGTGTCCGCACTTGGAGAGAGCGCGATGGCCAGGTTCGGCTTGACGTTTGGCGTGTAGATGGCCCAGGTCGCGAGGCGAGGAACGTCGGTCCGGCGCAGCTTGAGGATGAACGGGTTGCTCGGTGTGGTGCTATTCGCCGCGTCGCCTTCCGCCGTCTGGCGCGGGGAGAGGTCGGGGTTGCCGCCGATGCGGATTGCGTTGGCCGCACTGCGCGTGCCGACCCAGAGGACGTCGCCCTCCGAGACAGGGAACGAGGTGCCGTTGAGGAGCGACCCATCTCCGTAAGTGATCGGAAGCTCCAGTGACTCGCCGCCGCTTGCCCCGGTCAGCGCGGCGTTCGTCGTCGCGGCGCTGCTGCCTCCCAGAAGGACAGTCGGATCGTAGTCGGATCCTTCCGCCTGATAGGCGACCATCGCCAAGCTTTGCGCGGCTAGCGCGGGGTCACGTCCGAGGTAGGCGCCAATCTTGGTCACAAAGCCGTTCGCGGCAACGGGGCCGATCAGACCCAGCGCCTCGGCGTAGGTGCTCTGAAGATAACCACTTGGCGGCGTGGTGACGATGCGTCCGATGACGGCCACGGCTACACCCCCAGGTCCGCGTAGCTATTGCGGACCGAGTGGCCCATCAGGTCGACGAGGGTGTGAATCGCATCGTTGATGCGCGGGTCGGAGGATCCGCCGGCATCGGTGCCGTTGATGCTGAGGTGATAGGTGTCGCCGTGGTTGACGGTGGAGCTTCCGCCACCCCCACCGGCTCCCGCGACGCCAGGGATCCTTGACGTGCGTGCGGATCGTGGGGATCGCATATTCGCGAAGACATCTTCCGCCGCACTGGACAGGCGCCCAGCCGCATCAGCGGCAAGTGACGAGGTGTCGGTCATGCCGAGTCCAAACCCCTGACCGATGAACTGCCCGTACTTTCGGTAGAGCTTGGACGGTGACTCGATGCCGTTGTACTGAACCGTCGCGCCGGCCGCAGCGGCGGAAAGCTGATCCGCCGCTGCGGCAACCGAACCCGCCATTGACGAGATGCCGAGTGCGAAGCCGAGTCCGATATTGGCACCGGCGGCATAGGCGGCATCGTACCCACCACCCAGGGCCGCTCCCACATCGGCGGCGGCCTGCCCCGCTGCTCCAACTGCCGCATCAAGGCCACCCTGGAGTCCGTCCTTGAACCCATTTCCCGCATCAGATCCGGCCGTCGCCGCGTTCCCGGCGAACCCCTGAAGGTCGCTCGACATGGCCGATGTCGCGGTGTTGACTGCCGTCGTTACCGTCGTCATGGCCGTCGTTATCGCCGTGGACATATTCGTCCCGGCCTGGGTCATCAGCGCCCCGGCCTGCCCCGCAAAAGTTCCGATGGCGGTTTGCATGGTGGTCAGCGCCGTCGTGACCGTGGTTTGTATTGCCGTCATCGCCGACGTGATCGGCGTCTGCATATTCGTCCCGGCCTGCGCCATCAGGGCGCCAGCTTGCCCCGCAAACGCCCCGATGGCGGTTTGCATTGCGGTGAGACCGGTCGTCACTATCGTCTTGATAGTCGTCATTGCCGTCGTGATTGGTGTCTGCATGTTCGTTCCGGCTTGCGTCATCAGGGCGCCAGCCTGACCGGCAAAGGTGCCGATGGCCGTTTGCATCGTGGTGAGCGCTGTCGTGACCGCAGTCTGGATCGCCGGCATCTTCGACGTGATCGCCGTCTGCATGTTGGTCCCGGCCTGCGTCATGAGCAGACCGGCCTGTCCCGCAAAGGTGCCGATGGCCGTTTGCATCGTGGTCAGACCGGTTGTGACCGCCGTGCCGATCGTGGCCATGGCCGTGGTGATAAGTGGAGCGGCCGCCGTGAATTGCGCGATCATCGGCGCGAGCAAGCCACCACCACCGGCAGCACCTTGACCGCCGCCCGGCCCGCCCATCGCGGTTGGTCCGCCGCCACTTCCGCCACCAGAGAGAGCAGCCGTGATGGTTGCCATGCCAGTGGTTACTGCCGCAGCGACTGAAGTCATCGCAGCGGTGATCAGCGGGACGGCAGCTGTGAACTGGGCGATAAAGGGACCCAGGATTCCGCCGCCATCGCCAGCCCCACCTTGACCACCACCTGGCCCGCCCAGAGCCGTCGGTCCACCAGCGCCGCCGCCACCAGAGAGGGCAGCCGTAATCGTTGCCATGCCAGCGATGACAGCGGTAGCGACTGTCGTCATTGCGGTGGTGATCAGCGGAACGGCAGCGGTAAATTGCGCGATAAAAGACCCGAGAATACCACCGCCCGAGGTGCTCGGCGAGAGGCTTCCTGGTGTACCGCCGCCGTCGCCGGCGAGGGTGGTCCCAGAGAGCGACGCCGTAATCGTGTCCATCCCGGAACTGACCGCAAGCGCAACATCATCCATTGCCGCCGTGACAAGGGGAACGGCCGCGTTGAACTGGGCGATCAGTGGGGCCAAAAGACCGCCAGCCGTGTCACCTTCCCCCGCAACTGCACCATCGACCCCGCCAAATAGACCAGCTAGCTTCGTGGTGACTGCGTCCCTGACCGGCTTGAAGTCCGCCTGATCGATGCCGTCCGAGACGTCGGTGACGAGGTTGTTGGCGATGCCGAGGCCGATCCCCGATCCGCCTGATGCCGCGCCCTGGCCACCACCCGGCCCACCGAGGGCTGTTGGCCCCCCGTTCGCAAAGGCGGCGTCAACGACGTTCATGATGCCTTCGTTGAGTGCCGTACCGATCGGCGTGAAGTCGGCGGTCCCCATCGCAGCGACGATCTGGTCGGTCGTCATGCCGGTGATGTCTATGCCGAGCGCGAATGCCTGCGCCGCGAGGTCGGTGGGGATAACAGCCGCGCCACTGAACTCGGTTCCAAGATTCGTGCCGTACGCCGCGCCGCCCGCTGACCCCGCTTCGCCGCCCGCGAACCTTGCCGCATCGACCATCGACGGCAGGGCGTCATTGAGCGGCGTGGAAACGATGCTTGGGTCTGGTCCATCGAAGACCGCATCACCGCCTTCAAACCCAACGCCGAGACTCCCGAAGTATGCGTCCTGCAACAGTTCGCCAGCGGGGCCTCCCATCGCCGTCCCGATACCTGGCAGTTCACTGCTCACCGTGGCAAATGAGTCACTGACGGGAGCCGTCACTCCTTCCACTATTGGAGCAGTGGCTTCAGGCGGGGCGTTTGTGAACGCCCCAGTGATTGTCTCCCAGAGCCGACCAATGAGGTCACCAGCGGCACTCGCGATCCCGCTAAGGTCAAAGTTTCTGAAGATGTCAAGAACCTTATCGACGCCGGCCTTCAGGAAGTTCGTGATCGCGCTTCCGAGAACATCGCCAGGGTCTGATCCTCCCTGACTCGGCGTTCCCGGTGAACCATTGAATCCGCCTGGAACCGGACCACTCCCGCCACCGAGCGCGGAGGAGATGCCAGACATGAGATCACTCCACCACTGGCGGGCGCCATCGATCGCCTCGCCGATGGCGGCGGACGCAGGTCCGTTGGTAAATCCCTCGACGAGCTTTCCGACGATGTGCTTGACCAGGTTACCCCACTGGACGTCGCCGCCTTCCATCCAGTCGGTTTTATTGAGTTGCTCAACAACCACAGACTTGACGCCGTCGAATATACCCTTCAGAAAGGCGTTGACGGCATCGTGAATCTGGAGCGCGCCGCCACCCTCGCCACGCTCTCCTGGTCCGCCCATCGAGTTTGTCCCGCCGGACGATGACCCAAACGCCTCGGTGATCCCAGCAACGAGCCCAGTAGTGATCTTGGTCCCGATCTCGGTACCGAGGTTGTTTGCGGTATCGACGAACCCCTGGCTGAGCTGTGGTCCGCCCTGGTCAATGAATGTATTGACGGCGTCGCTGATTTTGAGAATGAGGTCGCCGAGGTGAAGGTCGCCAATCATCCAACCACTGATGTTGGCACGAACGCTATCGAGTGTGATTCCTTCGCTGCCGCCAGTCATCGCCCCGGCGCTGTTCTCCCCACCAATGCGTGACCCGCCGCCCCCGACGACCCACTCCTTGACCTTGTCCCAGAGCGGTTCGATTGTTCCCTGCGCCCAGTTTTGAATGTCAACCTTGACGGCGGGAATCTGTACGATGGCATCGCCCATTGCAGGAATGGCTGTATCCTCAAGCCACGCCCACACATCTTCGATTCCGTCATTCACCCAGCCGGCGATGTTGACGAGAACTTCACCGAGGGTTATCCCGCTTCCTGGCGCATTGTTGGTGCTTGGGCCTAACCCTCCGATGGGTCCGACTTTGTCGGCTCCGATGACCAGTCCTTGCAGCCACTTCCAGACGTCCTCAATCGTCCCGGCGGCCCACGAGCCGATGTTGACAAGGACGCCATGAAGCGTCACGCCACCACCGCCGTAATTCGCCCCGGCGCTGTTCTCACCGCCGAGGTGCCCCCCGCCCCCACCGCTGAACAATCCGCTGACGAAGTTGGCGATACTGGCGATGGTTCCCTGCGCCCAGTTGATGATGTTGACCGTGACATCGTGGAGGTCGGCGCCTTTGCCAGAACCCTCGCCAGTCACCCAATCGCTAATAAACCCGCCGAAGTCCTGGAGAATGACGCCCTTGAGCCAACTTCCGACGCTCACCGTCACGTCGATCACGATATCGGCCAGCGCCTGCGCCATTTGTTTCAACTCGCCCGGAAACGCCGCCATTAGGCCGGAGAGTCCGTCCGCCTGGAAAGCGCGGTAGAGGTCCGCGAAGGCGTCAACGATGCGCCCGAGCGCCTCCGCGGCGGGTTGGACACTGGCAGGGAGTTTGTCGAGCGCGGCGTTGAATGTGCTTTGCGTTTCGACCACCCGCTTGAGGTAGCCCAGAAGCTCCCCAGCCGCGTCGATAATCGGCCCACCGAAGGCCGCCGCAAGGATTGCAACAGCAGCCGCCGCCAAGAGGAAGGGCGCTCCCACCGTCCCCACGATGACGCCGAGGGCAGCGAGCACCGGACCGGCCACGGCCACCGCGGCCCCGATCCCGGTCAGGATGGCGGCGAAGGCAATGGCGGCGGCGATCGCGTTCTGAATCGGCTCCGGGAGCTTGAAAAAGGCGTTGACGGCAGCGGTGATCGCGCCAGCGATGACGGTCAGGGCCGGCGTCAGTTTCGAGCCGATGGCGATAGCGGCGGTTTCGAGTGATCCCTTCAGCTGTTCGACCGCGCCACCGAACCCCTGCATCCGGGCATTTGCAGCTTCTTGTGCCTGACCGTTGGCATCAAGGTCTTTGGTCATGGCGCGGAGTGGGTCGCCGCCGTTCTTCATCGCGGCCGCCATCACGTCGGCAGCCTCGCGGCCAAAAATCATGGCAAGTGACTGCGCCTTCTGCTCTTCAGTCATCCCCGCCGTTGCCGTAGCGAGTTGATCCATAAGGTCGGGGAGTGGAAGAAAGTTGCCATTGGCATCGAACGCGCTGATGCCCAGCTCGTTCATTTTGGCGGTGGCGTCCGAGACGGGGTTGGCGAGATTGGTATACGCAGCGGCCAGACTTGTACCAATCTCGGCGCCCTTGAGACCGAATTGCGAGAAATAGGCGATTGCGGCCGCACCATCCTGGAAAGAATCAACCGCGCCGAGCTGCACTGCCGGCGCGAGGTTGCGCATGCCTGCCTGAAGGTCGGGGAGATCGGTCGCGCTCTTATTGATCGCGGCGGTCATGATGTCGGTATAGGCTGCCGCCCGTTTGGCTGTTGAGCTGTACTTGGCGGCATCGTCCTGGAACAGATTCATGTTCTGGCCGAGCGCCGTTGCGGAGCTGGCTATGCTCTCGCCGGTCGCTGCGGCGAGGTTCACGGTGGCGTCGGCAACCCCGTTATTGATATCGGCGACCGACACACCGAGCTTGGCTAGTTCCTCAATGGCACCGCCCGCCTCGGTCGCGGAGTACTGCGTATCCTGGCCGAGTCGTAGTGCTGTTGTGGAGAGCGTCGCGATTTCGGCGTCCGTCGCCCCAGTGGCCGCCTGCACGGCGTTCATCTGTTTCTCGAAACTCGCCGCTGACCCGATCACCGCGCCGAGTCCCTCTTTTGCCGCATAGCCAATCAAGCCGAATCCGGCCGCGGCCTTCAGGCTCATGCCCTGGGTTTTTGTCCCAACACCAGCAGCCGCCCCCTCAAGTCCTGAGAGGGACGACACCGCCTGATTGACCCCAGCGGGATTAAAACTCAGGACAATGCTGCCCGAGGCCGCGCCCAGCTCCACGGCTAGAGACCGCAGATCAGTCGTGTACGAGATGGGAACAAAGAAACGCGCTGACGATGCACAGTGAAAGCTCCCGCTTGGGAGCCTTCCCCGGCGTCAGCGCGCTCAGGTGGGGACAGGCTATCTAGCTAGACGACTCTCAGTATATCATCCGCCCGAGCTGCCGAACCTGCACGCCCTCGCGGACGGCCTTGGTGAACAACTCTCGCCACTTGGTTGTGGTCGTCGTCCTTTGCATTTCCGGTATCCTCCGTCTACGTGAGCCGACTGCCGCGAGAGGAGCTTGCCTTCCCTCTCTTGCAACATATTCTAACGCGATATAGCGCGATATGCAACATGTTATCGCGGACTCTAACACGTCATGCTATAGTGAAGGCTAGGCTTTCGGACGCAAGGAGGCTCCTATGGATGACGAGTTTCTAACGCTGCAAGGAGCGGCTGATCTCATGGGAGTTAGCCGCTTCAAGATTTGGCGACTTGTTCGGGATGGGCAACTGACGGCCCATCAGTCGGAAAGAGACCGCCGAGAGAAGCTGGTACGGAAAAGCGAAATCGAGGCGCTTATTCGACCCCACCCTATTAGCATCAGCGAAGCAAAAAAAGTCGCCGCCTAGATGAGTCCTAGGCGGCGACGGCAAGCTTCTCTGGCGTCGGCTCACGACAACCGGAGAGCTTCTCTATTTTATCACCCGTAGTGACGTGTGATTATTCGACCGTCTGGAGAGGTCAACCGTGACAACATGGGAATACCTCATTACCACGATTGCTATCTCGCACAAGGTTGAGCGGATTGAGTTGCCAGATCGTTCACTTCGGGACGAGCCGCAAGGCCTAGACAGCATTCTGCGACACTACGGCGCGCAAGGTTGGGAACTTGCGTCGTTGGTGCCGTGGGAATACATAGACAGCGATCCTTCTCGGATTCGGCGGTTGCGCGCGGTCTTTAAGCGCCCTCGCCCTCTGTAACGCGAACTTGCACACATGCATCACTGCATTTTGTCAAGTGTACGTATATTGCCTAGGAGCATCGCTACCTATAGACTTGCGTCGGAGGAGCGCCAGGGGGTCTCGTGAACGATACGCCTGAACGCTCCTTATATCGAGTTGGGAAACTGCCCTTTCCGGACGGCAATGCCTACAAAACGAATCAGGAAAAGTATCCGGATCGCCCCGTGGGCATCTCCGATGAGGAATGGAACGCTTGGGGCGCGTTGTCTTTCTTTGATTCGGAGGAAGGGGCGCGGAGGTGCGGAGAGGAACAAACGCACCTCGGGAACATGATCTTTCGGTACGACATTCCGGAAGATGTCGGCATCGTACGAGGCGATCCAGACGACGTAGGTCACGTCAATGTCTGGGGCGATAAGGAGGTAATCAGAGGCTACCTGGTGACGGGTTGGGTCAGGCCTGTAAAACGGAAGGCCCACCAGGCGGCGAAGGGACAACAACAATGAGATATAGCATCTGGGACGTTGAAACGACCAACCGGCTCGGACGCTTCGAGAGTGAAGAGGAGGCGCTAGCGTTCGTTCGAACTATGCTGGCGACCTATCCTCGGGAGAAGCTACTTGATCTCAGCCTCAGTTGGCGAGACGAGAATGACGAGGTCGTCGAGCCGGTAACGGGTGAAGCTTTGCTTGATCGTGCTGAGAAGGCGGTAAAGCAGCAGCCCGTAACGGCAGGCAGTCGCTCCTACTCTGGATCGTCACTATCATCAGGCGCAGAGCACAGCGTTCTGCCGATGGCCGCGTCCTCAAAGCGCGCAGGCAAGTAGTCGAACTTTAGTCACGACCAGGAAGCAACCCAACGGCCGCCGGTATTACCGGCGGCCGTCGCCGTTCCAGCGCATAGTCCCGTCCCGCACCGCACCTGCCACACGCAAGCCGCACAAACGCCCCATGCTCCCCCATCGTTTCAACGCATGCGACCGACCTTGCCTTCAGGCAATATGGGCTCTAGGATGCGAGCGGGGGGCCTAAAGCGGAGTCGCGATGGTTCGACGGGCTAAGGGGATGGGCCGACGGACCGCTTTCGATCGCGGCCGAGCAGATGAAAAGGACGGGCCTAGGAAGGGATACCGTGATTTCCGTAAGGGTTGGACCGCACGAGACGAAGAGGACGCGCGCCGCATCGGACAGCGCCAGTCAGAACAACGAAAAGTAGCGGCCAACGAAGGGACCAAACCCGTGGCTCCCACAAGAAAAGGCGAACGATGTACCTGCTCGGATGGAATCACTGGAGGAGATTCACGTGAGCGACAAGGATAAGGACGAACTGGTTATTTGCGGAGATCACATGGTGCACCGCTCCGAAGTGACCGTCGATGACGAGGGTCAAGAAATTCACGGCAAGCACTTCTTTCCTAGTGGCATACCGAGAAAGACCGAGGAACCACGACGCTGGGGGAATCGCGTCGAAAGGGATTTGAATAAGGCGAGAGAGGCAAGTGAACAACGCCAGTTGGAGGACAAGTAAATGTCATCGGCAGGTCTTCGTCCGCTCCCGCCGTATGACTGGCCGAATCCTCCCGCAAAGCCCGACGGCTCCGTGCCCCCGGAGCTGGTCGAGCAGTACAAAGCCGAGCTGACGGCGCACAACGAGTTCATCAAACAGCAATTGGAGGAATCGTTCGCGCAGGGGGGGCATCGAAGGAGCCTTGAGCAACTTGACCGGCAGGCGCAAATTGGCTCAGCGGCCGCAGCATCTTTGGCCGAGGTTAATCGCCAGGCAGCGACCGCCCAGGCTGGCTTTGCCGCTGCGGCAGCGACCGCAGCGACTATCCTAGCCCTGGCCAACCTCAGGAGCAATTTCATCAATTCGAGTGTCACGGAAATCCATAAGGCTTACATCGAGGTAGCCAAGGGAAGTATCGACCGGATGCAAAAGCGGGCAGAGCTGCTTCAGGCGGCCGCTATTGCCATCGGCACGCTCTACACCGGTCTCCTAGCTTTTTTCTTTATCACTGCTGACAAGATTACCAAGGACAACGTTGACCAAACGGAGACTCTGCCATCCCGTGGAATCATCCCGGCGGTGTTTCTAGGATGCACCGTTGTTTTCGCTATGGCCTACTTAGCGTTCCGGACCGTCCCTGGAGAGGGGATGAGTATCAACAACGAAGCGGAGCCTCTGGATTACATTGAACAGCAGCGAAACCTATTCGTTGACTGGGTCAACTACATACGCTGGTGGAGAGTGGCTCTGATCCAGTTGGCCGTGATCAGCCTCGGCTTGGCCGTCGCGACCTTACCAGTTGCATTCATCAATGTAGCGAATGACGAAGCTGTTACGTTTATCAAGAACACGGTGATAGTTATTCTCGCTGTGTGGATCGTCGGTTGGCTGGTCTACGGGAGTCGATCCCGGAACGTCGGTTGGACGGTCAACTTGAGTCGATCCGGGATCGTCAATTGGATGGTCTTCTGGAGACGACCTCGGTGACATCTGCTCTACCTTAGGACTCGACGATGGGATATTCTGAGGACGTGTCATGGGAATCAACCTCCCGTGATGCCGCGCCGGGGCTGTCGCAAGCAGCGCCCGGCACTTCTATTACGGGTTCTATTTTACCATTGATGACCCGCCAGTAGTGAAAATTTCCGCAGTGACTGCACTTAACCTCAAGGAGATCACCATGGAGCTTCCCATGCAGGTGTCGCTCGCATCGCAGTTCGACGCTCACTCGGGAAGTTCCAGTGTCGGCAGACTAAAGCGCGACAGGTCCAACGGCTCCGCGTTCGGGTCGGTGCGTCCGTCCGCGTCCCCGCCGTCGTCTGCGCCGAGCAGTTGCGCGAGGGTGTGCTTCCGGACCGTCTCGACGTGACCGTGTTTCTTCGGCGGCGCCGGCGCGGGCTTTTGTTCGGTCTCTTCCAGCATCGCGCTCACCGTGTCTCCGAAGCCCTGGACCGCAAGGTCAAACCCCAACCGCGCCCGCCCATCGAAGCCCGCTTCACGAAGTTGCAACAGGTCCGAGTACCGCGTTCCGATCGAGCTGCCGAGCCGGAAGAGGCTCCACATCGCCGGACGGTTCTCGACGAAAGGGGATAAGCCGCTCCGCTGACCCCACATCGACCGACCAGGCCAGCCGCAGAAACGCCATTCGGTCCTTGATATGGATGTGCTCGATATAGACCTCGTTCGGGTCGCTGGTCCGCTCGGACAGATTCATCAGGATTCGCGGCGTGATAAAGCCCGCCTTACAGACCAGGTTGGCCATCTCGTGGTCGCGCTTCTGATCCTTGCCGATGGTGTTGACCGTCAGGGTGCCGCCGGCCTCCGCCCTTGCCTGATTGAGTAGTTGCAGCGCCCGGTTCTGGAGATGCGTGGGCAGGTTGCCCATCGTGGTCCAGTCCTCGAAGGCCACCCGCTTGACCAGGGCAATCGCGCCCGGCTTCGTGTAGGGCAACTTGAACTCGAACCCCTCGTCCTCCTGCTCGTGCGCCTGAGCGGCGTCATCGAAGGTCAGGAGATTGCCAGACGTGGATGACGCCTCATCAGGCTCGGGTGCAGGCGGCGGCGTTGCCGGTCGCAGCGTCAGGTCATCGTGCGAAGGAAGCGGCTGAGGAATCGTGTTCGTGGTGTCCATCGGTACAGGCTCCTATGCGCTCTCGATGCGCGATGGGCTAGGTGATCGATTCGTCGATTACACGAAAGCCGTAAGCGTCTGGTAGTTCTCCATAAGGAAGAGAACATCACTCGCATTGGGGATGGCCCGCGCGTTGACCGTGACCTCGGGAAACTCGTTATCACTCATGTTGTAATCCGGTCCGCCCTGCCACTGACAGCGCGGGAAGGTCAGCCGGGTCGCGCCGCCCCCTGAGTCCTTTGAGGGCGTCTGGGCCTTGAACTGGAAGTCGGCAACCACATCGGTCGTCTTCCGGGTCAGGGTCGTGACCGCTGTCGCACCGGTGCCGGTCGTGACGACGACGCCGCCCGAGATCGCGGCAATTGAGGCGAGGGCGAGCTGACCGATCGTGATCGTCAGGTCGACCGAGTTGTACGAGGCGGCGGTCGCCAGAATCTTGTTATCGCCGCGGGTCTCCGCGGTCTCGATGGAGCCGGACATCTCCGCGCCACGGATACCGACCACATCGACCATCGCGCCCGGCACACCCGCCGCGTAGGGGTACGCCGCCGCGTCAGCGATGCTATAGGGAATCTCTCCGAATAAACCCATTGCCTGTGTCCTCCAGCCGTCCGGGAAGCTCGCCCGGCGGCAGGTAAGGGCACACGCTCAGAACGCGCTGGCCCATCTGTTGTCTCGCGCTACGAGTCATTTCGTAGCGTGTCCACGAATTCACTGATCGGTCGCTGCGCCGCGTACTCCGTGACGTAGGTTCCGTTGCGTAAATCCCACCGGTGCACCGGCACGAAGCCGTCGCGTGGTGGACAGCATTGGCGGTTGCGACACCGCCGCCGGAACCGCACCGGAACACCGTCCCCGTCCAGTTCCACGACTCCGGCCAAGTCCAGACAGCGCAGCGGGATCTCCGTCTGCCCGTCCAACTCCGGTCGGACGCTGATCGCTGCGCTCACCCCGTCGCCAGGACGATCGCGTCAACCTCTCGATAGAGGTGCCGGTCAATCGCGTTATCGAGCAGGCGACGTGCATCCTCCGGGTCCATCGCCTGAATAAACGCCTCCGGTTCCGGGCCAAAGTGATACGACTCCTTGAAGCCATGCTCAGGGCCGAAGATGCGCTCCGTCACACCGGGGAACCGAGCGTGCCCGCTGTTCTGGCGGGCATCTTCCAGCCTCCGGATCGCCGCCAGGTCGTTCGGGCGAATCTCCCCACGGGCGATCCGCCACTGAACCACCTTATCGGCGTAGGGCGAGGGGAGGCCGACGAACTCCACGCGTACCCGGACCGTCGTCTCGTCCATCGCTAGCCCTTCTTCTCCGGTGGCGACTCCGGCACTGTTCCCCCAACCGGGACCGGGACCACTCCGGCATCGGCCTTCGCGTCCGCCTCGGTGTAGCGCTGGAACGGCTCGCGGTCGCCAAAGTTGATGCGGACACCATCGGGAAGATTCTGTGTGTCCAGATTGGCCAGCACGCCCTTCAGGTTCTTCTCTGCGCTCGTGTCGAGTTTCGTCATGGCCTACGCCACCCTTTCGATGAGCCGGACTCCCGTTGTTCGGAAGCGCCGGTAGGTCTGCACACTGCCGGGGAACTCGTCACTATCAATCGGGCCCACCCGCTCGGTGAGCGCCTCCACCGTGGCGAATGACCCCGGCACCATCCACCCATGAAGGAGCGCCTGGATGCGCCCGTCCGCCGTCTCGATTGCCGCCTTCCCGGTCGCCGTCGCCGGTGCGTAGAGATGCACCTGAACGAAGGCATCCCAGGCCAGAGCGTCTGGTCCGCGTTTGCCGGATGGGTGGCCAACCTCGTTCGGCGCCCCCACCACGGCGGCGGGGCGAAGGCGCCCGCTTGAGCCATCCGCCGCGACATCGAAGGCACCCGGCGTGCTGCCCGGTGTCGCCGGCATCCCGGTCGGGCTCTGATTGCGTGCCAGAGCCCGAGACCACACCCCACCGGTCAGGGTGGCCATCAGCGTTGCGTCTCCGGCGAGGCGGGCGGCGATCAGGTCGTGGAGCATGTCAACCACCAACCAGCGCACGAGCGGCCGCCATGATCGGGGCGTAATGCTTCTCGAGTGTCGGAACGAGGACGGCGAACCGGCCCGCGTTCTTGAGTTCGAGGTAAATCCCGTAGCTGACCGAATAGGCAAGGATGATCGTGACACCAGTCGCGGCTTTCACCGCCAGCCCCGTCAGCCCCTGCCGAGCGGCGCCCGTGCGATCGGTCCACGGCGCCGTTTGCTTGGCATAGGATTCCAGCACCGCCGCGAAGTGGTCCGCAAGGAGATGAAGCGCCTGAAGCACCTTGTGCCCATAGTCAGTGACCGAGACGCCCAACGCGGTCGGCGTTCTGCTCCAGACCAGACCGGCTGTCGCCATCTCAGGCAACTCCTCGCGATAGTTCGTACTGCGCCGTCACGATCCCGTTTTCAGCGACGGACACCGACAGGACGCGTCCCCGCCCGCCGTTGAGGGCGAACTGATCACCGGCTCGGATATTGAGCGGAGCAAATCCCTGAATCAGCCCACCCTCCACACGGAACCGACTTGCGCCGCTGCCCGTCCCGCCGCCGGCTTCCACTGGTTGTCGGTCGTCGCGTTTCATGACCACGGCCTGAGCGGGAATCGCTGCCCATGCTTCGGTCGTGGGGTTGAATCGCTCCAGCACCAGGTAAACCAGTGGATCCGTCAGGGCAAAGCGGGTTGCCAGTGCGCGACCCCGCAACGCTCCGACCTTCGCGATCATCGACGCCGGCAGGAACGACCGATCCACCATCAGAACGTCTCCACCGCATCCGTCTCGCGGTCCAGGAAACCGAGATTGAGCGTGCCGGACTGGACCGTGAGACTTGCTACGCCGAATGTGGCGATCATTTCGTCGCGGGCTTTGGTGATCAACTTCTCGACGTTGTCGATCATCTGTTGCAACCGGAAGCTGTCTCCGTCGACCGTGACGTCGAAACGATCCGCGATAGCCTCCTGAATCCTGAGCAGCGTCTGATACCGGACATAGATCAGCGAGCCCCAGGTATCGGTCGGCGCCGCGGTCGCCAGGTCCGCCTCGGCATATCCCATCGCACGCAAGGCATCGTCTATCGGCTCTTTCAAGCCGCCGACGCTATCGGTCATCACCACCTCAGCTTCCGCCAGGAGGCGACCGTAGCGTGCGATGAGATAGGCCACGATGTCGGAGCGGGTCACGAGTTAGTTGCCGCCCTTGAGCGGTTCACCGTTGGCGTCCACGAAGGTGTTTCCCACCTTGTATTTTCCACCGGGGACCGTGACGTCCATCTCCAGCGCCTTGCCCTCCGTCATCGCTTCCGCCGCTCGCACGTTGCGGTCATCGGCCTGCATGACAACGGTGACGGGCTGTGGCTGTGACGGTGCCGGCTTTGGCGCGTCAGTGTCGTTTGGCGTGTTCGCCATGTCAGTCATTCCTTCCGTCTAGTTGAAGACCGGCGCGACGTAGCTAGCTGAGCCAACGTAGAGCACAGCGCCGGCGGTTCGCGTATACACGGAGATGCCGTACTCGCGCTCCATGTGCTGCGCTCGCAGCGGGTAGTGCTCGTGGTCGGCCGCGATAGCCAGCGCCCCAAGGCCGGTGGGGGCACCGGTGCGCGTGCGGAACGCCAGCGGCTTCGCCGTGGTTCGCGCATCGAAGGCAAACAGGTAGGAGGCCGGAATCCAGGGCTTGACCCAGACTTCCGCCGCATCGAAGGTGCCGATGGCGCGGCTGTTGATATTGGTCATCAGCAGGGCACCGTCAGCACGAGATGCGTTCACCGACGGAATGATGCGCGCGTCCATGTAGGGCTGGAAGTTCGCCATCGCGCGGATGGCCGCTTCCTGCGCCCGGTTGATGTAGAGCCGGACCTGACCCGTGACGCCGTGCTCAACCACCGTCTCAATCAGGGCTGACACGTTGGCCGCCACAAGAGCCGCCGTCGCCAGGTAGTGCGTATGCGTGGCGCCATCGAAGGCCTCACCGTTCGGCCCGTTCGGGATGCCGGTGCCATCGGCGTTGACGAGGGCGCGCAGCGGCAACGTCACGTTATCGACCAGGCGGTCGACGTAGGTGAGGCTGTTCGTCGGGCCAAAGACGGCCCGTTTGATGCTGCGCTGAATCCCGCGCCGGTCCGCTTCCTGCGCCGCCACGGCCTGCGCCGCCAGCTCACCCGCCCGCTGCGTCAGCATGAAGGTTCGGGTCCACTGAATGGCGATCTGCGACTTGCGGAGCGGGAAGCCGACGTTCGCACCGGCGGTCATCTTCTGTGTATCGACCGCGCCGAACTCGTCAACCTCTTCCATCTCCATCGTGGAGACGGTGCCATAGCGGCGAAGGTTGTCGCTCGTGAACTCCACGAGGTCGCCGAGCGCCTCTGCCGTAATGGCATTGTGCGCGTCGAGAGATCGCTGAATGGCGTCAAACGCCTGGTCTTCGCCAAACTCCGTCACCGTCTGCTGAGAGGCGTTGAGTTGGTCGAGGACGCTGAGTGTGCCGTACATAGTGTCTCAGCCCTCCCCTACCACGACCGCTTGAGCGACAGGCGCGTCGCGTCAATGGCGCGCGCAACGACCACGGTGCCGCCCGTGGAGGCCACCGTATCGAGGCCACCGGCGACGGTCCCGGAGAGGTAATAGTTCGTGCCCGGCGTCATACCGGCGCCGTAGTAAAAGTGGACATCGTGGAAGAGGGTGACACCCTCATTGATCGGTGCGGCGCCGGCGGCAAACCCGTCAACGACCGCGGCAGCGTTTACCGCCGCTCCCGTGCTTGGGTAAACCTTGCCGTCCGCATTGAGGTAGCAGGCATCGCCCGCGGCAATCGCCGCTCCGGCAAGCCGGCCCACAATCGAATGCTCACGAGACGGGGTTGCAGAGCACACGCTCGGCGTCCCGCTCTTGGCTAGTGCAGCCATGGTGTCTCCTTGGTACCGGAGCTAGAAGGCGTAGGCCCCCGAGTTCCGCAGCTCGTTTTTCGTGTCGTCAATGGTCGGCCCGGCGCCGTCAATCCGTCGCGGATTCGGCCCGTTGCCGGTGCGTGGCGTCATGCCCGCCAGCCGGTCCACGAGCGCCTTGGTCCGGTTGAGGTGAGCCGCCTTCGCGAGGATGTCGTCGTCCGCACCTTCGTACATCGCCGCGACCTCCGTGGGGAGGTCTTTCCACCGCGCCTCGACATCCGGGCTCAACACGCTGATGGCCTGCTGATACTTCGTCTCGGCGTCGGTGACGGCAACTTTCGCCTGGTCGCGTTCCTGCTCCAGGCTGGAGCGGACCGCGTCGAAATTGCCCTTTTCGATTTCCGCGTTGCGCTTGCGATCGGCATCCTCTTGCGCCTTGGCAGCCGCGAGCGCCTGTTCGGCTTCCGATTTCCCCGTTTGCTTGCCGTCACGGCGCGCATTCGCAGCAATGCGGTCAATCTCGGCCTGCTGCTCGGGAGTGAACGTCACCTTGCCCTCGTCCCCCTTTTGTGCCGGCGGGGTATCCGGGTTGGGCGTCGGTGTAAACGTCACCGTCGTGTTCGTCACTGGTGTCGCGTCAGTCATGTTCATCTCCGTCCCGGATTACGCCTCCGGTGGGGCTGGTGGTGGACACGCAAAAAGGCCGGACAGGTCCGACCTCTCAGGGTCTTCACAGTCCGGCTTCAGCGAGCCTTATCTTCGGTTGTACCTCGTAACTATATCACGAGATAGCTACGCTGCTTCTTTCACCAACGCGTTGCACTTGCCGCACTTGATCTCGACGATACTTCCGGGCGCCAACCGCAGCTTGGCAAGGAGGTTGCCGCACTTCGGACACCTCCAGAAGTCAAGGCTGGGTGGTGCTGGCTTCGGTTCCATTACGCCACCCACATCCACATCTCCCCAACCCGAACGACCGGTACCCATTGCCCATCACGCCAGGCAACCCAGCGACCAGAGCAGCGATGGACAGGGCTTGTCACCGTCGGAAACGCATCGTGAAGGATTTGCCCGAACTCTCGGATCGTGTCCGATAGCCCCTCTGCGAAGCGTCGCCCTACGTCTGTTGAGTTTTGGGCGATGGCGATCATGGTATCCCCCAGCTCTTGCACCCGCTGTTCTCGTGCATCGTCATAGGTCCAGTCTTTCACGCTGCCCGCCTTTCATCCTTCAACGCCCGGGATAGTGGCTTGACCGTTCGCGTCGTGCCCCACACCGGATCATGCATCGTCTGCACGAGGTCCGGCAGATCGATCAGCCCCGCCGCGTAGGCATCATGCGCCGCTGGCCCGAGGATCTCCCTCTGCGCCTCAGCATCGAGCCGGTAGTCCACGCCCTCAGTTGTCAAACCAGAAGATGAGCCGGGCATCTGGCAGCGCCTGCATCATGGCCAGCAGTCCATCGGTGTCCGCACCCCGTGGATAGGGCGAGACGGCGTCGTACACCTTGAGCACGTGACCAACCTCGTCAGTCGTGAGCCACGACGGCGTATGAGCATCCTCGTCAAACTGCTCCGCAACCCATTCGGTCAGGTCGTGTGGCAGTCCACGAGGTTGGAACACCGGGGCATATTCCTTCATGGCGTCCCGCGTCCGAACGCCGGCAAGCAATGCGAATAGGTCATAGTTGCGGGCGAGATGAAGCGCGGCGACACACGACCGAGGTCCCTGATAACGGGGGTAGTCGATAAATCCGTGAATGTCGCAACCCATTAGCTCGCCACCTAGGCGTACCACCTCTTGATAGCCCGAAACGCGGCTGATACCTCCTTGTCGTTGATATATCTCAAAAGGATGTAATCCGCTTCTGAGTGATTATTCTCAACGTCGCCGTCGTTGAGTTTCGCAATCTCCTCAAGTTCCCGGATAAGTTCTTCTTTCGTCATCATCCCACCACCGTCAGAACCAAACTCCGAGTTCACTTTTGTCCTCGGCGCTGCCTCGCGGAGCTTTTCGTTGGGTTCATCCGGGCTTAGCAACGCCTCAACAAAGGCCACACTATCCCGTGTGGTGAGTGTCATCACGACGGCACCACGATAAACAGATGCTTCGTCCATCGCCTGCGACGGCGGCGACACCGAGAGCGGGCTGGCTTTCCATCCGGTCATGCTGACCTCCGTATCCATCGCCACGCTGCAAGGCATCGAGATCCAATAGCGATCATCGCGGCTTCGGTCCGGGCTTCGCCGAACAACAGGCACGCGAGCCCATAAATCATCATGCTGCTTCCTCCCCACGCAAGAATCGCCAGACCTCATACAGTTGTCCGACCAGCGATCGCAGCCGCGACGGTCGTTCCTGTACCGCGAGGGGCGCCGATGTCTGGTCCAAGCCGAATGCCGAGCGGAGCGATTGGACAACGGCGCGGGTGTCTTCTACCTGTACTGGGGCTAGTGTGCATAACTCATGGGGATGCTGGGGATAACTCGGTACGTCACGTGGTGAGAACACCCCGCGCCCCAAGCCTTCGTCATGTTCGGCGTAGCGATTACAGGTGTCTGCCTCTTTGTGGCCAGCCGAGAGCATCCAGCGCACACCCCGCGTGAACGGATTACGTTTTGCCGTTTCAATCGTGCTGAGTCCATGCGCCCGTGTGATCTCCGTCCGCGCCAACCTGCGAGCTGCGTAACTTCCGGACCCCGCCCGCCCTGGCGTCGCCGTCACGATCCGCTTTGGCTGCTGTGCGACCAATCGCCCGGTCTCATCTCGCCGCGGCGCCCATGACGGCGACAGCCACTGTTCAAGCTTCCGCGCGGTCACGAGCGGGTCTTCACCACTCACCACGGCATTGACCAGCGTCCGGTCAATCGCCTGGCGCGCCGACTGACGGGCGAGCCAGACGCGGTCACTCAATCGGTAGCCATTCGGATCGACCCATGATCGCGTGTCGTCAAAGGCCGTGGCCCGGCGCTGGCGCTCTGCCGCACCGATGACACCGCCGAGCGGATCGAATGGGAGTGGGGCGATCACTTAGGCCACGTCCTGGTCGATTATTGCCAGCAGCTCCGGCTCTCTCCGCAACCGATGCCGGATGTCCTCCACCGCCGCAACCACCGGGAGCAACGCCGCCTCGCGTGCCCGTCGCAAGATCAGTTGATAGAGCGGCGCCCGCGTGTCTCCACGAAATGCGCCATACCCACCACTCAACGCGGCGTCCACATCTGCCATGATCCGCAATCGTGACATCGCCGTGATCCGTGGTCCCTCCGGGGTCTCGACGACGTGCCGACGCACCGACCCGACAACAGCGCGGGCGACCGGTCGCTGAAGTGTATCAATGTCTCGGTCAATCCGGAATAAGAGCGCGTCGCGTTCAGCGCGTGGACTCGTCATAGATCGCCTCCCAGAGCTCCACTGCATCACCGGACGGCCCGCGAAGCACGACACGAAGCGATCCGTTATTCGTCGCGAGATCAATCGACCACCCATCCACACCGAGCGATGCGAGTGGCACCATGGCGATGGCGTTTCGACCCCCCAGCCGGTGCACCTTTGGTTCCAGCTTCACCCGCTCCGGCGCACCCTCAGCGGATCCCGCTTCCATGGCCGCGCCCAGCATGGCGAGGGGGTCTGAGGCGTTGGCCGCTTCCAGGGCCGCACGAATGCCGGCAAGTTCGTCCGCGATGCGCTCCATCGCTTGCCCTCCGTTCACGCTCGCACCAGCACCGGGAGTGTCCGCGTCCACTTCCGCCCCGATGCATTGACCATCGTTACCGCCACCTCATAGACGCCGCCTCGGACCAGCTTATCGCCGGTCGCGGGGTTGGCATTGATGGTCACGGACGCAATCGTCCCTGACGCACTCGTCGCCTCAATCGGTCCCGTAACTGTCGTCACCGTGCCACCCGATAGTTGCACAATCTCCGCCGTCACCGTGGTGATCGTTTGCTCGGCATCGATCGCCACGGTCTCCCGGTCAAGACGGCCCATGTAGAACGTCCGGGGAAAGCCAGACGCATCAGTTACCGCCAGCTCGTTTCGTCGCGGATCAGTCATTCATCTCTCCTAGTCGTTGGGGTCGCCGCCAATGACGGTCAGCGCTCGTGCTGGACCACGGACTGCGCCGCCGTCCGGCAATCCAATTGCAACGAATGACGGTTGCCCACCGCGCGCGGTTGACGGGGAGGCGGGTCCGTGGGTGAAGAAGGACGGCGGTGGAAATGTCAGACCGCTCGAGTTCACAGTCGCCGTTTCAATCGCCGTCAACAACGTCTCGTCACTTGCCGAGACCAGCGACAGGATTGCCGCGAGCCCGGACGCGCCGAGTGTTGCCACATCCGCCGCGGCCACCGACGCCGCCAGCGCCGCACTCTCCGCGCTCGTCAGCGGCGCCGTGTCACTCGCGCTGACCGTCGACACGCCGGATGCTACCTCAGCGCTCGCGAGTGACGCCGCGTCTTGGACGTTCACCATTGCCGAGGTCGTGGAAATCTCTGTCGACGCGATCGTCGCCGTGTCGCTGGCCGCGAGGACTTGCGACGATTGAACCGCAGCCGTGTTGCTCGCGGCGATCGTCGCCGTGTCACTCGCCGCGAGCGTCGTCACCTGCTGCAACGACGCGCTCTCGCTGGATCCTAGCGCTGCGGTGTCCGTCGCTGTTCGACTGACCGCGAGCGCCGTTGCTTCGCTGCTCGCAAGCGCCGCGCTGTCATTGGCGGCCACGGTGGCGACCAGAGCGACGCTCTCTGCGCTGGCGATCGTCGCGCTCTCCGTCGCGGCAATCGTTGTGCTTCGTGCCGCGCTCTCACTCGACGCCAGCACGACGGTATCGCTCGCGGCCAGGGTTGTCACCTGTTGGAGCGCCGCGCTCTCGCTGCTGCTGATCGTCGCGGTATCGGCGGCGGCAAGGCTCAGTGCGGTACTCGCCGTCTCGGACGTGGCCAGCGTGGCAGCATCACTCGCGGCGATGCCGTTACTCCGCGCAGCCGTCTCGGTGGATGCGATCGCTGCTGTGTCCGCCGCGGCGACCGTGCCACTCGCCGCTGCCGTTTCGCCACTGGTGATCGTTCCGGTGTCGGTCGCCGTTGTGGTCGCGACGAGGGTGACGCTCTCCGTCGCCGACAGGACCGCGGTGTCACTGGCGCTCACGGCCTGCGACTGCACAACCGCCGCGGACTCACTGCTCGCCAGCGTCGCGGTATCGGTGGCGCCGAGGCTCTCGATCAGCGCGGCAGACTCGGCGCTCGCCATCGTCGCGGTGTCATTCGTCGCACGGAAGGTGTCGAGCGCCGGCGATTCGGTGACGTTGAGGGTCGCGGTGTCGGTCACAACGAGGGTGATGACGAGATCAGCGGACTCGCTGGAAGAAATGGAGGCGGTGTCGCTCGCAGAAAGAAGCTGCGCCGATGAGAAGCCCGTGAAGGGCGCCATCCAGGCCGCGCCCGTGCTGCTGCCAGAGGTCCAGGTTCGCGTGCCAGTCGCCGATGGCGCACCAGTGAGACCTTGATAGGCAAGGCCGCTGTTCCCGCCCACCGATACGATGAGCGCGGTGGTCATCCCCGTTGGCGTGGTGAGGGCAGCGGTGCTGGTCGCGAGGCCAGCACCGGAGATGAGGATGGTGTCAGATGATGCGGGCGTCAGGGTCGGGACAATACGCGACGTGGCGAGCGTTGATGAGCCGACGGTCGTCGCGGCGACATCGGGCGTCGTCGCGCCGGTGACGCCACCGGAGAAGGCAGCCATCACGATGTTTGACGAGCCGCCAGCCGTGTAGGTCCATGTGAAGGAGGTCGAGTCGCCGGTTCTCCAAATCTTCCACCATCCCTCGGCCTTGACGGGAGACGCCGCGAACACAGAAGCGAACGATGTCCACCCAGTTGGGGAAGTGGTTGTGGCATACCCTTTTTTGATGACAATCAGCAGATCGCCGTCTGCCACACCGGCGGGAATCGAACACGCGAGCGTGGTGGCGGTTGTTGTGCCGTTCGCTGCACTCGACGCCGCCCGGAATGTGGGAACGGCCACCGCTAGTGCCGGTTGCTCGCGGGTATCTCGATGTTGAGGGTTTCGATCCCGCTCACAATGGTCCCTTCGACCGGGTCGTCCACCACCTTGAGGAGATTGTTGGGAATATTGATCGTCGTGTCACTGTGAGGCAGGAACACCTGCCCAACGCGCAGACCAGTGGTCAGGACCGCTTCTGCCCAGACCGGATCGTTCCGGTTGTTGAGGACACGAAGCCCCGTGACCCGGCGGGTGCTCGGTGTGTACTCGAAGTCGCACGAAAACCCATCCGCATAGCCCTGGTTCAGGTAGGCCACGACGACGTCTCCCCAGCGTCATGATCACCGCTGTTCGCGACAAGTGCGTACCACATGATCTAGCTCAGCGTGATCGTGGCGGTCAACTGGCTCGACATGGCGCTCGTCTTGGTGCCCAGCGCCTGCACCCAGCGGACCAACATCGTGCCAGCGATGGACGCGTTGAAGAAACCGACCTCATCCCACGCGTGATTGGCATCGGTCGTGGCGAACGTCGAGCGCGCTGTAATGACGCTCGCAGCCACCGTGGGATAGGTGGCGTCCATCCCCTTCCGCGTCTTGCTCGCCCCTTGCAAGTCGGTCTGTGCCGCGGCGAACGCGGTGACGCCGTTGCCGACGCCCAAATACGCATTCGCCGCATTGAATGCAGTCACCGCTGCGCCGACGATGGCCGAGGCAATATGGTCCCGACCACTTGTCGTTAGAGCCATTAGTCGTCTCCCTTCTCGCGCAGAATGGCGCGCATATCCTCAGTGATTCCGCCCGACTCGTGATCAAGGCCGGCGTCTCGCATCTGCTGGCGCTTCGCTGCCCGGATGTCCGGGTCGTTGAGGTGCGGTCCCTCTTCGAAGGCCGGTTCGGGGTTGGGTCCCGCGTCCCGCGCCGCTAGCAACGCGTCGTACTCCTCACGACTCAGCGTCACCACGTCCGCTGATTCATCGGACCCGAGATTCGCGTTATCCGTTGCCTTCGCCATGCTGTGTGCTCCTCGCGGCTACCGCCGCCTCTAGTTCCGCGATACGCGCCGCATCGATAATCGGTTCCCCGCCTACATCGAACCACTGTTCGCGCTCGGTCGTCTGCGCTGGCGGTCCCGACTGGTCGTCACCGAGCCAGTCCTCTCGCTTGAGCGCGAGTTTGTAGGGCTTGGTCAGGATGTGATCCATCATCGTCCTTACTTCCCCAGCGTCGCGTAGTAGTGATCGAAGTGCGCCGACCAAAAGACCGAATGCCAGTCCAGCGCAATGCTCAGCGCATCGTCCGGTCGCATGTTCTCGGCGATCAGCGCGTGGTAGTACGCTGCGACCACCTTCGCGTTGCCCTTGACGTTCTCGGTCGCCTGATCAGTTGCTGCCACGGTATAGAGCCGCTTCGCCTCGTCTTTGCCGATTCGCTCCATGGCTATCCTCCCGTGCCGATACCCGTCAGTTGGGCATCGAATCCGCTCGCCAGCGCCCGGCGCTCCGCGAGCATCTCGTCGATCTCGGAGGGCGCGTCACCATTCCGCTCATCGGAGTACCCCACTTCCTTCAGGCCCGTCCTCGTCTGTAACGACTCTTTCATCGACGCCAGCGACACGAGCTCGAGATCGGTCGCCTCCACCAGCGGTCGTCTGACGAGCCCGAAGTCCACGTCACCACGCGCATAACTGTCCAGACCGAACGGCACGAACTTCTTTTGTTGTCGCGTTAGCCGGCTCATTGGTCCCCAGGCCCCGTCATTGAGGCGGTGGCCGGCGATCGCCACCAGCATCTGCGAGACCTTGACCAGTCCGGCATCACTGTTGCCCTGCGCCTCATTGAGCCGAGCGGCGGCATCGGTCATCATCCGCACCGCCCCCGGTCCGGTGACGTTACTCATCGACCGGAGTTGTTGGGAGACGACGATCTCCGGAAGGTCTGATTCCACCTGCGCATTGAGCCGGTCGAGGTAACCGCCAATCTCCCCAATCGGCATGACACCGATCAGCGGCGAGACGCTGCCACCAGGCGGCATCTTCATGTAGGGCACCTTGCTTCCGTCATCGTCCGGCACCTCGAAGACGATGTCCGGGTTAGCTTTGAAGTTGGCGTCGGTCCAGAAGACCATTGGCTGATAGAGAAACTTGCTGACCCAATCGCTCGTCGGGGCCACGATGCGGTTGTACTCGACGATCTTGCGCACCGCCGCCGCGACCGCTGGTCGACCGTAGTAGCCGCCCGCGTCGAAGTGCTTGACCCACACCGCCGGACAGAACCCGTAGTCGTGCGCCTCTTCGGTCGCCAAGACATCGTCCCAGTAGGTGCGCACCGTCTGACGATCAACCACCTTGCGATAGGTCGCGGCCTGTTGCGTTCGGGGATTGATGGCGCGATAGGCGACGGCGTAGCGACGGACGTGACCCGACGGCGACAGATCCAAGTCCACCACGTCGCGCGGGTCCACAACCTCGGGGTACACCTTGCCCGCTTGCCCACGATCCGTATCCGGCAAGCGGTCCACGCACTCAACGAGGACACTCCCGAGTTTGGCGACGGTGCGGACGTAGACATAGAGCATCGCCGCACCGTTGCCCCAGTCAAGCGCCTGCATGACCGCCGCTGGCAGTTCACCCGCTTTGATCCCGGCCCGGTCATCAAAGGCGTCGCCGGCGAAGCGGACCCGGTTGGGTCGGCCATCGGGCGAGGCGCGACCGTCGAGATTCCAATCGCCGGGGTAAACATGGGCCGGGTAAAAGTCAACACAGCGGGCGGTCGGGTTGTAGACAGTGCGATAGCGTTTGGGGAGTCGCTGCGAGAGGCGGACGCGCTCATAGCGCAGATCGCCCGGCTCATGGTCAGCATCGTCGTAGAGGTCCGCGTAGTACTGCAGCGTCCCGAGCAACGGCGCGAAGTCGCCATGGTGCGTCGCGCCATCGGCAAAGGTGCGACGCAGGGCGGAACCAACAGACGTGCTCAGGTTCAGCGCGGTACTCAAGACACTCATCTCCGGCTTACCACGCCCAGGCCACGAGGTCACGTGCCCCTGCTGCCACAATGGTCAGCGCCACCACAACGATGCCGGCAGCGAGGGCGCCGGCGAAGACCATCACGGCGCCACCGATCAGCGCGTCACGGCCCTGCGGCGAAAGAACGGGGCGAGACCATCGGCGTCCCCGCATTACCGCACCGCCATCAGACGGGCCATCGCGTCGGTCAGCGCGGCAGGCCCAATCTCGATCTCGCCAATGTCACCTAAGCCGTCAATATCCACGACGCCATACCGCACCGCGTCCATCCCGTGGTCGTCGCGCTTAAGAGGATCTTCACCCTTGGTTCGCCCTTGCGCGGTGTTCCAGACGTAGCCCGGGAACTCTTCCACCACCGAGCAGGGCTTCCCTTGCTCAACACGCGAACGATCCCGCTCCACAAGGGAATCCCGCAGGATATGGAGTCGCGCTGGCCGGTCTCCGGTGCCAAGCCGCACCGCCACGGCCTGAATACCGGGACTGACTGTCTTTTGTGCCGCCCGCGTCGTGACCTTGGCGTCACGCTCAAAGGTGGCTCGATCCTCTGCGTCGTGGTCCGTCACCACCGATACCGGGCGCGGCTCACCAGCGGAGAGCGCCAATCCTTGCGCTGCATGATCGGTCACAAGCCGACTGGTCATATAGATTTCGCGGTAGATGTACAGATCACCGTCCGGTGCTTCAGCCGCCCACAGCCAAACAAACGGGTTGACGTAGCCAAAGTCAATCCACCAGTACCGCGGCCACTCAGGCGGAATCTCGAAACGATCAACCAGATGAACCGCCGGATCCCACGCTTCGTAGACCTGGCCCTCAGCGGCGACCCACTTGCCCTCCAAGAGGCGCAATCGCCGAACGCCGGTGAGGCGGCTCAACCGATCAAGATAGCGTTCGCCCGATGCGGTCCATCGTCCGGCGACGCTATCCCACATGGCGGGATTATCCCGGTGCGTTGAAAGCCAGAGGTCGAGCTTGCCCTCTTCCGACCGCCGATTGATCCAGTGCGTCGGCGTATCGGGGTTACAGTCACCAATGACCAACGAGGGAACCCGAGTCACGCCAAGCCGGGGACGGTCGACACGGCCCGTCAGTTGCTCCCATTCGGGCAACGTGAGTTCTGTAACCTCGTTGACGTAGATGATATCGCGCTCGGTGGAGAGCACCTTGGCGACCTTATCCATGCCGCCGATAACGATCGTTGATCCTGTGTCGTCGTAGGTAAACTGCGCGGGGCGAATGTTATTGCCACCGAAGTAGGTCACACCGTCGTAGGCGGACCGCTTGCCGTCGAAGTCGTAGAGCACCTGCTCCTGAAACGTCACCAAGGCCGATGCCTTCAGGCTTTCGAGCGTCTTTCGGAGGATAGCGACGTTCAGCTTCTCTTCAGAGCACCGCTTGTGAATCCATTCGAGGATAGCTCGCGTCTTCCCCGTCCCCGCGCCACCACTGATAACGACCTCGCCGGATGGCGCATCCCAGAGACGACCAGCCGCCCCGCGAAACTCCGTGACGAGGCGAATCTCGGTTCGGTCATGGACGGCTTGCGCGACCACCTAGTCAATTCCCAAATGTGAGCGCACCGACGCATCATCTCGCACGACAACATACTCTCGGCGGATCGTGCCGCTTGCCTCAGTTTTCTCAACCCACTGACCGAGTTCTTTCGCTGCTTGCTCTTCGAGCGACTGAATCGACTTGATGAGTCCGGTATCGACGCCGAACTCCTCCACCATCTGCGCGGTGTGCCCGGTGCCAATCTGCTTGATCTGCCGGACGATCAGACCCGTGCCGCCACCCGCCGGGACCGTCTTATCTCCGATCATGCTGCGAATCGGCGTGATGGTCGGCGCCGCGGCATCTTCTTTCGCCATCGCTGCGTATTCCGCGGCCCGCTCTTCCACCACCGTCAGAAGCTTGGAGTGAAGGTTGTCGAGCACTTCTAGCCGCTTACGCTTCTTGGCAATGGCGAGACGGAGCATCCCGGCTTGCAACTGGCCAACGTGATCGCCAACAAGCGCGTTGAAGGTGGGGTCTTGCTTCCAGCGAGTGAGTGTTCTGGTGTCAACGCCAGCACGATCGGCGATTTCCGCATTCGACAACTCGTCATCAGCGACCAGGGCAGCCGCCAAAACACGAGGTTTTAGGACATTTTTAGACGCAGCCGCCATCACTCACCTGCTGCTAACTCCGGTCTCGTCAGATAGTGTACCACCGGCAATAGCAGCAGACTCACCCTGGCCAGAGAGCGCGGCGAGAGAAGCGCGGACACCAGCGATATATCCGGCAACCCACCCATCTGACCATATATCACCGGAGGCCCAACGTGTCGCCGCATCAACTACGTCCAGAGATTTCCTTGCTTCCACCCGCTCCACCATCTCCCGCTCGACCTCGGCCCGGACGGCATCAGCGCGGATATTCCAGACGCGCCGAGCTTCTGGATGGATTTTATTCCAGGTGTAACAGAGGCCAGATGGGTCCGCCTCATACGCCACCCGACCGAGGTCCGTCGTCGCGGTGTCGGTCATGTCGTCTCTCCCTCAAGCTCCACCACGAGATACCCGACGCCTGCCGGGTCGCGGTCTTGGCGGACAGGCTGGTGAACCAACTGACGGTCGTTCGCGACAACACCCACCTTTTGCAGTTGGTCCAGACCCGTCTTCATGGTCGCTAAAAGATTGTCCCCGTCCTGAATCTTCCCGCCCTTGGGTCGGTAGTAGGTGATCTGACAGCGGACGGGGCCATCGGGCATCAGGGCATCCATCGACACCGCGTAGGTATCCGTCTTCTTGAATGCCAATAGCGCCTCCCAGTACCACGCCTCTGCCATCTCGTGCCGCAGCCGCGTTTTCATGCCCTCCGGCACCTTCCAGCTGGCATTCGGCGAGAGCTCCCGCGGCAAGGGGCCGGGAATCGTCACGGTCAATCGCGTCGCCATCAGGACGCTTCCTGCTCATCGCTCCGACAGCGCAACAACACCCCGCGCACACTATCGGCCTCCCATTCGCGGTTGTCCCGCAATATGGCAAGGGTGCTCACGCCGGGCCAGAGTGCGTCGATCAACGCATCTCCACACGATGGACAAATCACGGTGGTCACGAGGCAATGACCAAGACTCCCACGCAGTTCGAAATAGGGACGCTCCTCCCATTGCATCGCAATCCCTGGTTGATTGAACCATTGACGCCCGCACTCGTGACAGGGCTGCTCACTCGATTCCGCGAGACGACGGAGGCGAAGCCCCATCACCCACCTCCATCCGGCGTCTGTGCCTGGTCTGCCGGCGCCAGTCGGTCCTGGTCGTTGACCGCATCGAGCACCATGTCTAGCGCTGTCCGAAACCCCGATGCAAAGTTGATGTTCAGCGGATTGGCTGCGTCCGGTGCCGGCGAATCTTCAATCATCCGTTGCACGACCACCTGTATCCGTTCCCGCTCCTCCTGGATGGCGGCGGCGGCGACGGCTGAGGCAGCGGTTCGGTAGACCTCTTGGCACCGCTCGCCCCGCTTCCCCCATTCCTGAATCACATGGTGCTCGATAGCGTCGTGGGCGATACGGCCCCAGCGTTCCCGGTCCTCAACCATCACCCGCCTCCTTTCGCCGCTTGGCCCACAACCGATACCGCAGCGTGCCCGCCGGCGGTGGCGGGTCCAACAACAACTCCAGGTCTTTGAGCGCCTGCTCGGTGGTGCGTCGGTCCTTCGGTCGCCGCTTCGGTGCTGTGGTGACGTGGTCGAGGGAGTAGCCGGATTTCGGGTTGTAGGTCATGTCTTCCACTCCTAGACATTGGTGCGTCGGGCAAAGGGAATCAGCATTGCCAAGCGCCGCGCCGCTCTTCCTTCCTCGGATGCATTGGAGCGGTACTCGCCGGCATCCCAGCGACGAAGGAACTCCTCGCCGGAGATATCAAGCGCTTGCCTCGCCTGGTAGTCGAAGAGCTTTTTACCGTCAAGCACGGAGGCAACTCGAATCGTGGGCGGTGTTTGGCGGGCCATCACGCGACTCGCCGCAAGTCAGGGCCGTCCACCTTGACCACCGTCACCGACTCCGCGAAACGACTCACGGCTCGCTCCCCGATCTGCTTTGCCAATCCGGGGAGGTCGGTATTGCTCGTCACGATCGTTGGCAACTCGGCGCCATGCCGAGCATTGAGCAGCACGTACAACCGCTCCCTCACCCAGTCACTCGGCTTCTCCACCCCGAGGTCGTCAAGAACCAAGAGCCGCACGGATTGCAAGTATTCCATCGGATCCGGAAGGTCTGTACCCGGCCGCATCCGGTCAAGCATGTCCGGCACAACCTCGAACTGCGCTTGACCGCCGCCGGCGCCGTGATAGGCACGAAGCGCCCCAACGGCGAGGCACGTCTTGCCGGTCCCCACCGGGCCGAAGAGCAGGAGATTCCGACCGTCAGCGAGCGGGTCTACCTCAAGCCAGGACCGGACAGCGCTCACCGCGGCGCTGTGTGGAGATGTTGCCAATGTCAGGTCACGGAATCGCCGCGGCACCCCGAACGAGAGCCAGCGCGACTCTTCGGCTTCCCGCTCTTTCCGCTCTCGGTCTGCCGCATCCAACGCGGCACCGGTCCGACAGCCGCAGCGATGAATGCTCTTCGGCCACATCCCGGTATCGCCGCAGTTCGGACATTCCGCGTCAAGCGGCCAGCCCCATTTCTCGTGACCTTCGGCAATCCAATTCTGACGCTGTTCCTCGTTCGTTCGCCGCGTCGCCTCGTATCTCCCGGCTATTCGCGGCACCAGGTCCGTCGTGCTGACCATTCGCAAGATACGGTGCTCGGTCATGTCGCAGCCCTCCGCTGGCCCATCTCTCGCCAGGTCGAGAGTCCACCGTCGTCACTCATCACCGGTTCTGGTTCTGGCGAGGCCCGGCCATTAGCGGCGCCATTTGTGGTCGGCGCCGGTCTTTCATCGTTCCAGCGCTCGCCATTGAGCCATGTCGTTGGCATCGGTCGGTACTGGTACTCACGCCGTGCCAAACCCTGTTGCTCGATCGCCATCAATATCCGTTGGAGCAGGTCACTATCCGGTTTGTGTTTCGCCCACCACTTCGCCGCGCCTTTGCGTTGGTCTCTCCGGGGATAGGCCGACCAGAACGCCTCGAATCCCTCGGTATAGTCCTCTGGTTTGGCACGTCCATTTCCCTTGGGGGATAAAGGGGGAGTATCTAGTTCACTGGTATCTAGTTCACTGGTATCTAGTTCTTGTAGCACCGGTGCTACATACCTACCCTCGTTTTTGCTACTTACCTTGTTCTCGTTTGCTACATACTCCCCCTCAGTATGTGCGTCTGTGCTACTTACCTCGGTAGGTATGTGAACGTGTGGCACATACTGATTGACGATGTGTGGAAGGGTGTAGCGGTTGGAGTCCCGACCGTGTGGTCCACGCGTTCGCTTCTCTTGAATGACCCATCCATTGGCTTCAAGGGCGGCAATCGCTCGCATCACTGACCATCGTGATACTCCGCACATTGCGGCGATGGCGTCATGCGAAGGCCAGCAAACGCCGGCGTTGTCCGTGTACGTCTGAAGGGCGAGATAGACCCCGACCGCGGTCATTCCGAGTCGCGCCCCGTGCTCCGTGATCAGAGCCCGAGGCGTCATGCAAAAGGGGGCGCGTCGCTCCTGACCGTCATAGGCCGGCGACGCTTCGTCGCGGACGAGACGCAACAATGGCAAGGTGGGGGCAAGCTCGGCCATTCACGCCACCACCCTTTGTTGATGGTTGTGACGTGGAGTCATATGGTATCGCGCGCGCACACGTACCCCTCCCTGCTGTTGGGGGGGTTGCGTGCCATTATTCGCCGGAGGTAGGGGAGTGCTATGATTGGTCAACGCTGATCTCCGTGCTGCATACGGATGGTCGGCTTGAGCGTCGTGAGGATTCGCCCCCTCGCGGCGCTCTTTTTGTTGTCGTCAGTATACATCACTATCTCCCCATGTCCGTACCTAGTCCAACACGAGGTACCAGCACACCGCTCCCCGCGACCACGGTCAGCCACGGGGAGCGAGGCAGTGCTACGACCCGTACTCCCGCATCGGCTGCGGCATCCCCGCGAGCTGCTCAGACACCGGCTGCCGTTCCTGCATCTTGAGCTTCGCCACCTTCCATTTCTCGTACAGTTCCTCGACAGGCTTGGTCTGGACCAGGCGCCGCATCCGACCGAGTTGCTCATGGTCGATGTCCGTCAGTGACTCCACGTCAAACCAGACGCAGGCAATGTCATGGGCCATCGGGTGCTGGTCCTCTTTGTTGACGCCGGCACGTTCCATGTCGCCATGTAGCGGGCCGAGGTTGACCACGGGCTTCGGACCAGCATTTGGCGCGGATGCCGCTGTGACGCGCTGAATGGGCGCTGGGGGCGCGGGACGGGGCTCATCGGGGACAGACTCCACCTTCTCCATTTCTTGGCGGCTGGGTCGGTCATCTGCGCTCTTGGCATAGCCGAGGTTTGCAAGTGCGCGCCCGATCGCTGAGGTTTCACAGTTCTCTTCATGACTGGTCTGGTTCGCGCCTCGTCCTCCGGCAACCTCGAAGGCGTACCCGGTGGCTGCAGGAACCGGGTCACTCTGCTCTCGGTAGACTTCCGCCAGAAACCGGCAGCGGTCGAAGTCATCAGGCAGGCTCATCATGCGAGTCCGTATCGCACCTCCTGGATGGTCCCGCCAGAAGGCGTTGATCCTTGTCTGGACGTCGATGTAGTTCTCAAGACCCGGCATCGCCGCCCTCCTGCTCTGGCAGCAGCCCCCGGCTCCGCATCTCGGCGTAGACCAGGAACGCGAACTCTCGCCCCGCCTGCTCTGGCGTCATGCCCGGTGTCTTCGCGAACGCATCCGCGGCGCGACCGATGGCAATGAAACTCGGCTCGGGTTCCATCACGTAGCGGCGTTCGATGGTGTAGGGACTGCCATTCATGCTGTCGCCCTCGCCTTCCCCGGCTTGCAATCACGGTTCGTGCATCGCCACGTCTGAAGCGCGTCGTCGTGCCGCCAGACGTTCGGCCGTGTCGTGAGCGCGGTACGGCAGACCGGGCAGGGCACACGGCCTTTCGGCGCATTGCGGAGTGCCATCCATCCCGGATGCACCCGTCGCCCTAGCGCCATGAGCCCAGCCCCAGCCGAGGATCGTGGTTGACGGCAATCACGCGGCATCCCGGCATGGGCACTAGTCGAGGCGCGTCCATGTCCTCTTCGTCACCACGTGGGAGATCGTTGACACCGCCACTCCATATTCCTGCGCCAGTTCCCGACCACTGAATCCCCGTTGAGAGCGATCCCGTATCTCTATTGCCATCTCCATCGTGATTTTTGCTCGCGGCCTGAAGAGATTCCGCCGAAGGTGTGCACTGGTGGAGACTGACCGCTTGCTCTGCATCTCTCCATACAGCGGCCCTCGGTCGTGCATCGGCACTGTCTGCGGATTTTCCCGACACCTTAGGTCGTCCCATGTCAACAGGGACACCGCGCCACTGGTGTCCGTGATCGTTGATCGTCGGGGTTGCGTGCTCACCATCAAACATCTGCTCCATGTCGAGCCACGAGGCCAGCACCAGGTCCATCCGTGGCAGCCATTGCCGGAGCCATTGCCGGATGCTCCGGCGGTGTCGTCGTCGCGCGTGCCGGTTGACGTGCGGCCAATCGACATTGGTCGGGTATCGCTTCCACATCATGTCGGTTAGAATCCTCCTGATGGCTTCCGCGCCGTCCTACTGGCCCTCTCCCGTGTCCGCGGTGAGAGGGTCATCTCTATGCGGCCTCGTTGTCGTCAGACAGCCCACCCGGCAAGAGCGTCCACCCCAGCCGGGCGTAGGCCATCTCTGCCTCGCGCAACCGGCGCCGCACATACGGCGTCATGCCGTTTTCCCGCAGCGCCTCCGCTGCCAGGTCGAGACAGTCCAGGCACGCCACCGTGCCGCTGATCGCGGTCACCTGTCCGTAAATGGCGACTTCCTCCTTTCCATCAATCACGCCATCGGCAAACGCTCTGCGGAGCGCTTCCTCGTGGTCATCCAAGCGGTCGCAGACGAGTGAGAGTCGGCGGGGATTACGGGACACTGCGGGTGCCTCCTTGCGATAAATGAACAACCGGACATCGGCTGCTACTGTGTTCACGTGGCCCGAATCGGCCATCGCTGGGTCGCCTACCGACCTCTTCACCGCATCCACTGGCGCCCGTGAGGCACCTGACGGCGGAGGGCAAACGGCCCAGCGATGGCCGCACCCGCCCCACTAGGGGGAGCGAGGCGAATGCAGCCCAGACGGGGAGTGGAAGGAAATGAAGTGACCACGGTGTTAGGCGGCATCCGTTCGACTCGCCCGCACCGGCTCAATCGCCGACTCAGACACCGCGATCCGTTTGCCGGTCCGCTCCAGTTCGATCATGTAGGAGACGGGCGGGCGCCCATTCCACTTGAAGACGGACGTGACCAACGCCTTCCGGCTCGCATCCTTGCCACACGTCACCCGGACCAGATCACCGACGCGATACGTCTGCATCACAACCCCCAACTACGCCGCAATCGGCAGCACATCGCCGCCGTCGTCGTGCTCACGCATCCACTCCGCGATCAGCTCCAGCACGCATCGCCAGACCGCTCGTGTCAGCTTTTCAACGATGTCTGGCCCGAACGCGGCGACCACGATGGCGACCAACTCCGCGCGCTCGGTATCGGTCAGTGGGCGATCCGCCGGCGGGATGGGGTACGGGAAGATAGGGAGGGTCATGAGAGCACTTCCTGTTCGTGCGGCAATGACAGCTGCATGCCGAAGCGATCAGCCGCGCGTTCTGCCCAACCGGCAGCCATGTGGTGGTGGTACTGCGAGCGGTCCTCGTGATACCGAACGACCTGGGCGTAGTCGTCGCGGTCGAACATGCGCTCTTGCTTGTAGATGCGGGTTGTCTCTTGGTTCTCGGGGTCCATCGTCACGACGCTCGCGAAGAGCGGCCAGCCGTCCTCGCCGCGAACGTTCTTGATCTCTTTGCGAATCCACGCCTTCTTGCGGGACTCGAGGGAGGATTCGATGAAGTCCTCGGACCAGAACGCGATCTCGTCGAGGCGCTGGACAATCTCGTCAATGGAGACCCATGCCGCGTCACTCGTCGCGGTCACGAATGCCCCGTGGTTCATGGCGTCATGCGACATGGATAAAGTCCTCCAACTCGTCTCGAATCACGGTCAACTGATCGATCAGCCGGTCGATTTCTCCCAACAATCCAGCCCTCCCTTTGGGCGTCCACGTTTTCGTGGTCTGCCGAATGCCGCCGTGATCGCGCACCGAGTTGACGCGCATCCGAATCTCGTCAATCGCACTGATCCACTTGGTACCCGAGCGCAGCACGGCGGCGCGCTCATGAGCGCTCGGACCACTCGGAAGTGGTGGCAAATCCACCAGTTCTTCCAGCACGCCAGGTTCATTCGCTCGGATTTGATGGATGGTGGCGATGCGCTGCTCGGGCGGCATGGCGTCGAGCTTGGCTTTGATCTTCAGGGCCTGCGCTTGCGATGCCCCGACGATCTCGGGGACGTCTGGCTCAAGAGACGCGCGTTCGATGACCTCGCCGGTTTCCAGGTCCACGATGGGCAGCATCCCGTCCGGTCCTGGGGTTGGCGTTGCGGCCTTCACCGCTTCCCGCACGTCTCGGTACCGGACCGGCTCGCCGGACTCGGCCTGGGCGATGAACTGCTCGCGGACTTCCTCTGGAACATCGCCCGATGCAAGGGCGTAGAGGGCCTTGGCTTCAAACTGGCCACCGTGGCCAGTTTCACCAAAGGCATCGGCCACTTGCATGAATCGACGGGCTGTACGGTAGGACCACCCAAACTCATCAGTGATCCATTCCGCAAACTTGCCGTGATCGATGCGCTCCTTGACGGCGATAAGGTGGCGACCGATTTCGATAATGTCCTGACCAGAGCGGGACGCCAGCCGCTTGATGGCGTCGGTGTGTTCGGCAATCTCAGCACGATCAGCGGGCGTCAGGGTGAGGTCACTCATGCTGCACTCGCTTCTTTGGACAGTGAAAAGGCTTCCTCAGGCAATAAATCGTTCCCGGTCGGGATATCGAAAGCCAAAAAAAGTGGCACCTGTAGTGCATTTGCGATGCGCTCCGCAGTGGCCTTATCCACCGTTCGACTCCCGGTGATAAGTCTCGACAACAACGACCGCGAGATGCCAGACCGCTCCGCCAACCAGTCCTGCCGACGCCCCTGTGCATCGAGCAGGACCGCCAGGCGATTGCCGTTGTAACGAGGTGTTCGTTGCTTCATGGGAATATCATACGCCCTGTCGGGAACTGTGTCAACTACGATTTCCGACAT